GATCTCCTCGTCCGATTGGTATGGATACCAGATTTTCGCGCACCCGCTGCAGATTCTTAATAATGATCGGAGGATCCTTAGGATTCTGAGGTGCAATTTTATACGTCAACTCCTTGGATAACTTCTCACGAAGTTCCAAGTTAGCATCCATGTAAATACGATTACTAAGTACTGCTTTCATGAGCAACACAAACTGAAGTTATATAAGGCTCGTATACGCACAGTCTTTCTCCGCCATAAAGTGGCCGTGTACATTCTTTGTCGGTTACTTGAATATCCGTCCATTGTATACACGGACTTAAATCTAACCCAGGATTTCTTGTAATCGTACATCCTGTAAGAACATATAGTATTATTAAAACTAATACTACTATGTCTAGTCTTTGACTAAGTTTCATACTTTCCTTCTTGTATCTTTTAGTTTAGTTTCTGAATAATCATATAAAACCCACGGTAAGTTACCGTAGTGAAGAATTCCTGCATAGATTATTTCATCGGCAGGAGGTCTAGGTATAACGAATGGATTTTTTATTCCCTCCAAATACAGTAAAGAGTTACTAGTTTTACTAACTATTCTTTTTATTGGATAGTATTTTAATTTACAAAACTGTGATTTTTCATAGATAAATGGTATGCCATAACTATCTACAAAATGTTTTGAATTTGATTTTAAAATACCTCGAAAATTATCTAACTGATAATGTAACTCTTGTAAATTTTTATGCGGGGTTTGTAGTCGGCGTATCCCCAAGGTGTCACCTTCCATGTTTTTATCGTCTAGGATTTTGTCGTCTAAAAATAAAAGACCATCCTGTCTATACCAGTTGCCCGAAGGCATGGCATAGACAGGAAACTTAACTCTACTTATATTTTTATACTGAATCACCATACATTTTTTGGAATTTTCCCATTGAATAGTCTTCTCCGATTTCAAAGTCGCATCCGACAGGAGCTCCCGGAATTGTGATTCCTCTATCCATTTGAACAAAGTGTTGAAGCTGTTTGCAGTAAAAATCTATTTCTCCTTCTGGAACTTCCGCAAGTATTGAGTCATGTACCAAAGCAAAGATACGAGACTTCATTTGTTGCGATTTAATAAATGCCCCCATGTCTATAGCACCTAATAGGTTAATATCACTAGCAGCAGACTGAACCAAAAAATTAAGGCCAGAGCGAATGCTATGACTTCGGATACCTGGATCGGTACTTTCAACATTAGGCAATCTCCTCTTCCTACCAAAGAAACTATAGATAAATCCATTAGTTTCAATAAACTTCTGGTTGGAATCAATCCAACTCTTTAACTTGTGAAATGCTCCAAAGTAATCTTTAATTACTTCAGATGCTTCTTGTCTAGAAAAATATTTTCCACTGTCTTTTGTTACTTGTTCACTAATCTTTGCAGGCCCGGCACCATACATAATACCAAAAGTTACTGCCTTCGCAGCCTGTCTCCGATCTGCATATAATTCTGCTACCTCTTCTACTTTGCAAGGCAACTTAAATACTTTGTGTGCAATAGTACTATGAAAGTTTCCGCCACTACGAAATACATCCATAAGTGCTGCATCTTCTGCTAAAATTGCTGCTACATAAACTTCGGCAGTTGTTAAATCCATAGCCACTATCTTATGCCCCTCTGCGGCTTTGATACACCCTTTTACAGTAGGGTTATCCCTAGGAAGCTGTTGCATATTAAGCTTACCGCTTGAACTAAGCCGCCCAGAAGTAGTGCCGTGAAGATTAAAACCCGTACGAAGTCGAGAATCTCGATCCAACTGAGGTATAATTTTGTCAAGATAAGTATTTTTGATTTTTGATTTTTGTCGTATATCCAAGATCCGTTTTGGTACGTCCGATTGAAGGCTGAGTTCTTTAAGCACTTCTGCGTCAGTAGAGTCTGCGCCCGTGCCAGTTTTCTTTCCAGTCGGGCTGAGGCCCAAGAAATCAAATAAAAGGCTACGCAACTGAACAGTGCTATTTGGATTAAAAGGTTTTCCATTTAACTCCTCAAATTTTCTTATCCTGTCATTAGTATACAAAGCAGAGATAGCTTCATCAATGTCATTCTGCATTTGTTCTTGTCCAAACAGAAGTCTTGTGCGATTAAAAGGCACACCATTATCTTGAGTATCAACTAGAAATCTAGTTCCTGGCAAAAGGATATTTTCATATACTGATAGTAGTTTTTTATTCTTGTGAATAGCAGGATAAAACTTTTCATAAATCAAAAAAGTACATACTGCATCCATTGCAGCATATGTTTTCATAACATCAAACGGAATAAAATCCCAACTAAACTGGTCTTTTAGTATACCGTGCTCTTTTCTATACCTATCTATCCACTCATACATAGGCTTTTCGTAATCTCCATAAGGAGTGTACTTAAGAGAAAGTTGCTTTAGTCCATGTCCCCCAGGATTTTCATCAATTAAATAATGTAACAACATAGTGTCACCGAACTGAGGAAACTTAAAATGAAAGTGGTACTCAAAGAATGCCATATCAAACTTGGCATTATGAAATACTACTGTTTTCTGGTTAAATAGGGTTTGCAAAAGTGATTCAGTGCTATCATCAAAGCAGTTGGTATCAATATAAGCCCCACACTTGCCATTATAACTAAGGCTAATGCCCAACATATAACCGTCTCTAGGGTAGAGACCAGTAGTCTCAGAGTCGAGAGCAATGTATCGGCATGGATCTTTGATGGCACAACGAATAAATTCATTTGCTTCCTCTGTGTCTTGGATACCGAAAGCTATACTATTATCAATAACTACATCCTCAATATCTCCAGAGATATAAGAATGAATATTTTTTACGCTTTCTTGCCAAGTACGCTTTGCTTCTGGTTTAAATGCGAGCATTGCTGGATTTATAACAGGCAAAAACTTATCGTCAACTTTTTTGCCTGAATATTCTGTAACTGAGTTTATTTTGGTAAAGTACTTTAAAGCATCAGAGCCTACAAGTACTAACCAATCATAATCATCAGTATTAATATCAATGTCACAATCTCTTTTTAAAACTTTCTTGACTGTAGGATCAGAACAAAGCTGGTACTGATCAAAGTCAAATTCGAATTCTTTTTTAAAATTTGTTCTACTTGGTTTAGTTTCTATTAATGCAACTTTAGGCATATAATTTACTCTTTAATTTATCTACTTGAGTTTGAGCAAGAGCGCCAGGATCTAGATTCTTATCCCCAAAAGAAATATTTCGAGTGTCAATATCTAAATTTTCACACATCTCACGAATTTTTTTAGAGGCTGCTTGCCCCGCATCATCATTATCTAAAAATACATCTATTCCTTCTATTCCAGCTACAGTGAGTACTTGGAGTTTTTCTTCAGTGACATTATTCACTCCAAAACAACAGACAGCATTTGTCAATCCCTTGTCATGTAAATTAATAACATCGAATATTCCTTCAACTAAAATGATCCTTCCTTGAAGGGGTTCAACAATTGGGAACAAAGGAAGCTTAGCCCCGGGAGGGGTATTTAAATACTTAGGCTGTTGATCTCCTGTTGTTCTTGATTGAAAAGCTACTATTCGTGCAGATCTATCCCTTATTGGAAAACAGATTCTACCATTAAAGTCTTTTCCTGCATGAATAAAAGCCTCAAAATCTTTATATGTTTCTGGCTTTACGTTTCTCCAGTTTCCTACATACGGCATGTAGCCCTCTGGCATCTGTAGTCCTGAGCTTTGAAATCTTATTTCATCTATCTTTTTTCTCATAAGTTGCTTTCTAAGTTCCATCTTATTAGCTTTTTGGCCAAAATGAGTAAACAAGTTACCCTTATAGCCGCAGGAAAAACAGTTAAAAATACCTGTGATTTGATCCACTCTCATACTAGGATTGCGATCATCGTGTTCAGGGTTCAAACAACGAACAACAAAGTCTTTCCCCTTTGGTATGAAAGGAATATCTTTAGTGCTAAGTAAATCTTCTACGTTCATTAACAGTCCGGATCAAAAGATGCCCACTCATCTATTTCAGTAGGCTCGTCATAATCTTCATCAATACTACAAAGCCAAGGCCCGCTATCTGGTTCGCTATACCACCAGTCCTCTTCTAAAGCATTGGGGCATCGTACAGGATTACCATTACTATATCCGTCCCCTTCTAAAGTTTCTCCACAGTTAGGGCAGGTATCTCTACTGTTCCAATGTTCTATAAGTGCATCGTGCATATCCGGCTTCTCCCATCCAAATAAGTGCCATAGTACATACTCAAGCACTATCTTCTCATTCTGGCAATATCTTTCATTTCTTCTTCGTTGATAATTGGTATCGCATTGGATTTATGCATGGTTCCGATACCCTTAACGAGGGTTCCAGTATAACGTGGGCTCTCCACCCTAGCGGCAACTCCAACTGTGTCGGGAGCTGAGGGGTACTCAAGCATACACCTGCGGTAATTAACTCGTTGAGGCTCATGAATACTCCCTCTCGTGCTAGTCTTAGTTTTTCGCGCATAATTACGCTTCTTTCTTCCCGTGACATCATAGCGTAACGATCCATATATCATCCCCATAAATAAAAACTCCCATCAATTTCAAGATATATTATACATGAAATCAACGGGAGTGTCAAGGAATATTTTTATTATAGGTCGTTTATTTCTTCGTCACTCTTATGAGCCGAATCTTCTCTCTCTTTCGGAGTGAGTGCAGTCTCTGGGCCTATTTTTAAAGACTCCCAATCCATAGTAGAAGTAAATGACTTCATACTTGCAGCACGCATTTTTACACAATTAAATGTAATACACGCATCTTCTTGATCCCAAGTTTCTAGCGCGTAAGCTGCGTCAGCTGCGTCAAGAATACCTTTTGCAAATCTAGCTTCTCCCGTAGCGTCTGTTTGATACGGAGAGAATACTGTACAATCATACTCTTGTGCCATAGATTTTAGGGCTTTACTAACTTCAATCTGTTCCGTCCAGTCGTACTGTCCACCTCTTGAGGGAACGGAAGATCTTTTAACTTGATTAATATAGTCTACAATTATGACCCCGGCTTCGATTCTATTCACTTTCTTATCTAACTCTGCTCGGATCTTAGCAAGCGTAAGACTTGGATCATAAACTACATCAAGCTGTTGAGTCGGGAGAAGCTCATGCTCGGTAGTAAGTTTATGATGAAAACTTTGGAAATCGCGCTTTTCTCTATATTCCTTCAAGCGATCTTGGCCCTGCTGGAAGCGGCTTGCCCACCACCCAGCAACTTTTTCCCATTCAGTTACACTTAGGTTTTGTGTTCTGAGTCTAGCAAAAGGTACTCCAGTAGCAATCGAACAACACCTTTGCAGTATTGAACGACTATCCATTTCTATAGTGAAATAGATAGCTGAACGGCCAGATTGAAAAACATTGTTAGCAATATTTGCACACGTTAGAGACTTACCTGCGCCTCTACGCCCACCTACCAATACCAAGTCTCGAGGAGAGAACTTAATATCAAAGTCATACTCGGTATTCAACCCAAGACCAATATATTTATCAATCTCTTCTTCAGGCTCAAACAACTCAATTCGCTGCATACTTTCCTGGGGCAACTCTAAGTCAACTTTATCTTCTATATCAAGGACTATTTGATGCAATTCCTGCACAGACTCTTCTGCACTAGCAAAGAGCACAGAAGTATCTAAATAATTATCAAGAGAGTTTAAAATTTCTTTCTGAGTATACTCATTTTTAAGATACTCTAGAAGAGTGCCCGCATCAATATCAATATTGACTGCTTCAATAGCAAATACTTTATCTCTAGTAGTAGCGTGGCGTGTACTTAGTTTTAAATCATCGAACGAAGGGAACTCATGAAATTTTTCGCAGTGCTTGTCTATAGAATCAAAAACTAGATGATATTCCGTAGGCAAATAATCTTTCCGCAGATAGCTCCACGTTTCAAAATCGCGCAACGAAATACACTGCTTTATTAAAGCACTGGCAATATTCAATTGTCCCCCCGAACAGAAAAAAGCTGGCCCTCATTTGGAGAGCCAGCCGCCTACATCAAAAAGTTTTACTGAGCCGCTTTGGCTGCTTTAGCCGCGCCATCATAGTCGGCTGCTGTTAAACCGCGACGAGTAAGCATAGTCTTAACGCCACGAGCAGTCTTACCGATAGACTCGGCAATAGCCTCAACAGTCATTGAAGCAACGTCAACACCATCCAATGGGTCTACATTTGAAGAACCCTTTGTATTTTCTTGGCGAGGAATTGCATCAATATCACCAGAGCGAAGCAGGCTGAGAGCCTTGCCGCGAATGCTGTTGACAGATCGGCCCAAAGCCTCTGCAATAGCTTCAACGAAAGCACCATCGTTTACCATAGAAACAAAGGTAGCTTCTTCAGCTTGTGTGTAGGTACGTACACTTTCTACCTTGGGGGCAGGAGCAACGTGATCAGTCAACTCCATACTCAGGATTTTGCCCTGAATAGACTTAGGTGAGAAAGAGCCGCCTTCGAAATGCTCAGCGATTTGAGCATAAGTGTACTGACCAGAGTTGTCAGTAACGAAAGCGCGGAGGGTAGCTTCTTGACCTTCGGTAAAAGACTTACCAGAAGCTGCAGAAGCCAGCTCTACGTCGAAGCCCATCTTTCGCAGCTTGCTAGAGATAGAACGAGTAGAGGTTTCAAGCTGATCTGCTGCTTCTGCAACAGTAGCTTGGGATACGGGGCTTTCGCCACCGACAAAGGTAGTGAGCGCTTCAGTACGCTCATCCGTCCACTTGGGAAGTGCCATATTTTTTCTCCAAATAGGATTGTAAATCCGTAATTATTTCAATGCCAGATTCTCTGGCCTGTTTAGTTTTTGCCGATTCAATACCGCTTTCATTTACGAGAATCGTTACATCTTTTGTTAGACTTGACTTTACTATATAGCCACGACTAACGAGTGCTGTGCCTGCTTGAGCCTTAGTCTTAAAACTCTTAAGCTTTCCGGTTATGCAGACAACTCCTCTATCCATAGGTATCGGCAATACGCCAGGGGGTGTAAACTTCAAGTCAAACGGTAGAGCACCATCATAAAAACAATAGAACTCTTCATTTAACCAGTTACATAGATTCTCGGTTGCTTTTGGGCCTAATCCGGCACGCTCACAAGTGTCTGTAGTAATTTCAGTAATTGATGTAACAGTCTCAGACAGCTTCTTCGTTGCCGTTTTTCCGATCAGTGGAATACCAAAAGCAGGTAATACCAAATCAAGAGGAGCAGAAATAGAGTTTTGAATTTCTGCGTGTAATTTTTTGCCGAGCTTCTCGCCCAGCTTATCACAGAGTAGAATCTCATCATATAGATAAACTTGATCGAAGTCATCTATTTCTAGCTTCTCTATTGTTGCGGGGCCTAAGCCCTTAATCTTCAGAGTCTTTGCAAAATGCTCGATCTTCTTTTGCTTCTGTGCTGAACAGTTACTACTGTAACAGTAGAACAAATCATTGACCGAAGTAAGCTCGCCACCACAAGACGGACATTCCGTTGGCGGTAGGATTGATCTTAGCATTTAGATAACTCCGAAAATGTAGAATATATTATACGAAAAACTGAGGTAAAAGTCAAGAACTATTTTTTGGCAGGTCTGCTCTGCGAACGATTCGCGGAATGATGTCCCCACTACGTATTACCTCTACTTTGCAACCGATTTCCAGGTCCAAAGAGCGAATGTACTCGATATTGTGTAGAGTTGCCCTGCCCACGAGAGCACCTTCTACTTCGACTGGATCAAGTAGAGCAACAGGGCTGACTACGCCTGATTTACCTACTTGCCACACAACATCGAGTAATTCTGTAATCTTCCCCTCTTTCTGCTCTTTGAGAGCAAAAGCGCCCCGAGGGTGGTGGGCTGTATGTCCCATTTTTTGAAAGGCTCTCTGATCGCGCAGGCGGTATACTAAACCATCCGTAGGATAATCAGTAGCGTCGAAGTCTGTTACGACATTGAAACCTTCATGGGCCAATGCATACATTGCTGACTTATAGTCTGAATAGTCTTTTTCAAACTGGAGGTCGTAAGCGACAAAAACCAAGTCTTGAGATCGCTCTCGAAACTCTTTAATGTCTTTGACATTTAACAACCCCGCTGCAGCATTGCGAGCATTGGGGACAAACGAGGGCAAAACTACCTCTCCAGTAATCTGCACATTACCCTTCATAGGAATAGTGGCAGATACTAGCTCTTCTAGCTTCATGGTAACGTCTCGGCCTAAGTTACCATCGCCTCGTGTCAATCCGAGTGCAAAGTGTCCGTTTACATATAGTAAAGACACAGCAGCCCCATCTAGCTTTGGAGTACAAACATACTCCGAAGTATTAGGAGCTTCAGCAAGATCAAAATATTTTTGTAGTGAATACATCTTGTATAGATGTGGAACACCGTCTGTAACCGTATGGCCCACAGATTGATGATTCCACTTTGCTACAAGTGCATCATACTCAGCATCCGAAATAATCGGAAAACCTGAAAAGTATGCTGCTTCACATTTTTCAAAAAAATCTTTCATACTTTCTCCCACTCAGACCATATATTATACAGAAAGAAGAAAGAAAAGTCAAGAACTATTTTGTATAAATGTCCTGGATAAGATCGGAAAAATGCTCTTCTATGATCTCTTTGCTTTCTGCAAGACTTAAAATTTCTACCAACCCGCAAAATAGTTCTCTACTATTAGTAAGGTCGAGGGGCATGGCAATACCTTCATTACTAGGTTTCCATTCTTCTTCAAAGTCCATATAGTACTTGCGTAGATGCAAGTATTCGATACCACGAAAACAATTTACTGTTAGTCGTATTTGTATTTGTTTATCTTCATCGTAGTGTACGACTCTTTCAAAAACCTCTGGAGCATTATGTAGTTCCATATCAGTCTCCGTTTTTTAGTACGGAGGCCAATGGAACTACGCTCGTTACATTAGCAGGTTTTAATAATCTGTAAGAATCAGTATCCCAACAAAAAAGCAAAAGAGTACTGTCAGACTCTTTTGCCCGATTTTTCTTGTTCTGAATGTAAGGAGTAGTGAAGTCAAGAGTACAAACATTGTACTTCAACTTACCACTGTTTTCACTACGATAACTAATTACAGCATCGCCATACTCGTTGACAAGCTGTGCTAGTTCTTCCTTTTTCACAAATGCTCCTAGTGAAGCGAGTTGGCAGACTCTTCTGCTGTCCCGTACTACTTAGGAGCATTGGTATTAGTTATTGATTGCGGAAATAACACCTGTAAAGTATACAGCGGCCTTGCCTGTCAGCTTGTCAAGAATCTCTTGGTCAACTTCTTGACCTGCATCAGAGATTGCAGCAGACAAACTTTCAATGGCGGCAGCTTTTGATACACGCCCGCCACTACCACCATTCGAGGCTGTGCTTTTTGCTCCACCAGAAGCGGGGGCTTTCTTTACATACACGCCTGCTTTAGTAAGAATCATACGAACACCGTTTGGTGACTCTTCAAATTCTTCCGCAAGCTCCGCGACGATCTCCATGCTGTTCTCTGGAGTTGGATTTGCAGCTTCGTATTGCTCAATTACTGCTGCTTTCTTTTCGTCATCCCATGCCATTCTTCGTTTCCTTCTACGTTGTGAAATGGTAGCCCCGGGACAGTTTCCCGTGGCCGTTAGTTGTTGCTTATAAAATCGGTCGCCCATTGGTTCCCTCATCTTCAATATACATATTATACTTGTATATGAAGTGAAAGTCAAGAAGTTTTTTTAGATACGTGATAAATCTACACCGTATTCTTGAAGGTGTGTCAGCTTTCCCAAATCGTATGCAAGCTGTGTTGCGGTAAACCCCCCGCCTTGTGTAGTAGTCCAGCGATCACTGTAATCATCGTCAATTTTTTCAATTACCCAGATGTTATAGCATTTACTGCCGTACTTCTTTTCGTAGTTTACATCTTTGATTCCAGGTTTCTCTGCCTGATAATCTATTGACAATTCTTGTTTAATTATAGCAGGGCCGTGATACTTGGCCGACCACACTATCTCTCCATCAGCAAAATCTTCTGCAACGCACTCGTCTGGCAAGTAGTCGTACTTTCCTTCTCCTTTTTGGGGAACTCCTGTACGTTCGATGATGGCTTTGACAAATCCTGAGGATCTGTACAACCCCACTGCGATTTCTGAGATGGCGTCGCCGGATAAAAATCGAGTAACCGCATCTGCCACTTCATCTTTTGTGGCTGCTTTTCCTTTGTTTTGACTTTTTCTTTTTGAACGATACGCCTGCGTCTCTTCAAATTCATCAATTATTCTCTGAAGCCTGGTTGTATTGTATGCTATATTCAGGATACCACAGGCTTCCTTTTTTGTTATAGGACTGTTGCCACTCAGAAGATCGATTACTTTCCGTATATTCGTATCGGACAAGTTCTCTGACTCTTTCTTCTTGATTCTTCTCAATTTTTGCTATCTCCCTATTTAGATACCATACTGCTTTGCTTAAATCATGTACAGGATCGTGAGTTTTTATTCCAGCTCTCCAGATATACTTTACCGCATTTCCAAGACAGAAACTCATGTGTTCTGTAATTTCAATACACTCCACCCCACTAGGGTGTGCTTTATAGTGAGGAGGATGATATACATTAAATAGTTTACTTTTAAACTTGCCTACCATTGATTATGCTCCGGTGCTGTTTGTTGTTGACGTACATCTATGTAGTATTGAGCTTTTTCTCTACTAGTAAGTCGTGCTACGTCTTGTATTTGTCCGTCGGCTTTCTTTTCTATTACTCTATATACTCTTTCATTTTGAGCATAGAATACTTCTACAATCTCATACGTACTCACCCCTCTTTTTCCAGGTCCCACACACCTCTCCTGTTCTCTACTGGGGCAGGCTTAGCTCTCTGTACCCATAAATGGCCATTCTTTTCTGCATCTTGAAATGTAAGAGCAGTAATAAAAAATGCACTAATTACTAACAAGTGTCCACCGACACTTCCAAGACCAAAATAAATACTATATCCGGTCCAAAGCGTAAATACAACTGTCCACATCACTGACAGATAAAACATCAGTATGTACTGTGTAAACGCATTTGGTATAAATCTTAAAGGGTTCATTTTAAGACTAAAAAAGAAATTATAGGTGTCATACACCCAAAAGCCTAGTTTTTTCATTCTTCGTCAGGTTCTCCATACATTTCAGCAATTAACCTTGCTTGCTCTTCAAGCTCGTCTTGTTGCTTCTCTAACTCTAAGTACTGCTCATCTACTTTTGATAGGCCAGAGCGAGAAGCTACGAGTTTAAGATGGTTATAACTTTTTTTATTTTTCATCAAACAATCCCTGTAGCTCTTCTTCTCGCTCAAGCCCTGCCAATTTATGAGCAATATGATACTCTTTACAAACGTCTTCAAAGGTATGCCACATATTTTCAAACTTGATTTCGTACAAGTCTTTAATAGCTAGATACTTATTCATAAGAGCATCAGCTAACTCAGGAGCCATATCTTCCCATTTAGAATCTTCTAAAAAGTATTTGGTTACTAACTCAATTTCTTCGGTGACATTTGCAAACTGCAGCATCTCTTGTTCTAAATCAAATATTTTCATTTCGCTGTAATCCTCGTTTCGTAATCTGCGAGAGAATCATCCCACCATGAGGGGGCAGGTCTCCCAGTCCAGCTGGCAAAAGTAGCCTTGTCGAGATGATAGTAGTCACGATAAGACTGTATAGGATTGTCATAGTCTTTGAGCACGTCTGGCATTGCCAATCCGAAAGTGGTAAATCCAACTCTTTCCATTTTGACAATATCGGGTAGTTCGTTGATGACTGTGACTGATTTGTGCTGCTTCCCATACCTATAACGATACTCCTCTCCTAACGCATTGCCATAGCAGTGCGTCCACTCATAATTATCCAAAGAACTACGTGCCCATATAGTACAAGGATGATTGTACATCATAGGCAAGTAGGGAGTGAGGGGTCTGCTTTCAGGCGGTAAGTGTTTAATCTCCTTCTTCAAGGAGTTGAGATGGTCGGACTCTGATTTATTCAAAGCCCGGGGTACAAAACCCAAGTGCACGTCGATCCAGACAGCAGTACAGCATATCTGGGCTACTTCCAACGGCATTTTTACAATATGTTTGTCGACGTGAGCTTCTGCACACGCATCTAAATCTTCATCAAGATAAAAAAGATTCATACTACCTCCAGTTAGCATATATTATACACTAACTAGTAATAAAAGTCAAGAGATATTTTCAAGTCGTGTCATTAATCTTTCTGCTCGATTTGTAACTTGTCGGTACCATAAAGAGTCGCGGCCCTCTGCCGCAGCCTCTTTCCACTTTCCTTGAGATAGCATATTCTGCATATTTTTAAACTTCGACAGACGAGTAGCGCCCAAATTGAACGCCATATTTACTAAAACTAATTGAACCTCTTCCGGCCAATTGTGCCACTGCCCGTAAAGTCTTTCGCAGTCCTCAATGGCACACTGAATGTCTCGATCGAAGAGCTCTCTGCTTCTCTCAGCCGTAATGGCTGTCCCGGCAGGTTTTCCAGACTCTTCATCTTCTTCTGTGACCAAGTGTCCAATACCGATAGTAGGATACCCCAAGTGGTCAAGATAGACCTCGAGAACTTCGCCTTCATCTGCTTTAATTTCCTCATATAATCTTTCACGGTTCATTCTATCTTCCTAGCCTTATATATTAAAGCTCTCACCACATCCACACTTATCTTGTGTATTGGGATTTATAATCTCTATTCCAGAGTTCATACCTTCAGTTTTAAACTCTACTACAGAACCTTGTAGTACGGGCCTGCTTTTAGGATCTATAAAGAAAAGTAATCCTTTCTTTTGTACTATATAATCTTCTTCGTTCTCTTGATCTACAAATTCGACTATATATTTATATCCCGTACATCCCGCAGGTGCAACTCCTAATCGTATACCTCTACCCTTTCCTCTTTTAGAAAGTTGTTCGTGCATCCAATTTGCGGCATTATGAGTTACTTGTAGCATTGAATCATAAGGCTCGATATAATACTCATTCATGACTTAGAGCGCGATATCAACAGCGTATGAGACGACAAATTTGATCTGATCGTTATCGTATCCACCCTCTGCAGCTCCACCTTTTACATCAGTATCCGAAATCATAAAAGTAAAGCCGCCCTTTGAGACCGTTACGTTATAATCGTAATAACCTTCGGCGTTACCGTTAAAAGCTTCAGCAAAATCACCATCGTGATGTCCTACGTGCAGGCCAATACCCACACCGTCGCCGACTTCAAAACCATAGTCCAGTGAGAGGTAATACGCCTCGCCGAACCCAAAATCCTGTCCCTCAGCCTCGTCTGCTTCAGTATTGGCCAGCACGTTAAGCTTTGCACTGAAATCACCAATACCCGCGCCCACATAAACCTCGCCAAAGTCAAAGTTAGCTTCTTTGTCGTAGTTGTAATAGAGGTAACCAACGTCCCAGTTAACCGCGCCGGTATCAAAAGCAAACCCTGCGTATACGTCGTGCTCGTAAGAGTAAACATCGGAGGGGCCATAGTTCACATTGGAAGCCCAGGTGCCAATATAAAAGCCGCTGTCCGAGGCATAATCAATTCCGCCCTGCACAGCCGCCTCATTCTCTGTCTGGGTAAGCCCTCGCCAGATGTAATTACTGGTCATCGAAGCATTTGCGGACCATTCCCCTGCATGAGCGGTCGGTACGAACGCACAGGCGAGAGCGGTGGACAGTGCAAGAGCGCTGAGTTTAGTTCTGTTTTTCATGGTAGTTCCTTTCATGTTTAGTCCTATAATCCGTGATGGCTGCTTTGATAGCATCTTCCGCAAGTACACTACAGTGTATCTTTACAGGCGGGAGCGATAAGTCTTGAGCAATTTGGACATTGCTGATTTTTCCCGCTTCGTCAAGGGACTTTCCTCGAACCCATTCTGTGAGTAATGATGAAGAAGCAATAGCACTGCCGCATCCGTAAGTTTTGAATTTAGCATCTTCAATAATTCCGTCGGGCGATACTCGGATTTGAAGCCGCATGACGTCTCCACACGCTGGAGCCCCGACCATGCCTGTTCCGACATCTTTATCATTCTCGTTAAGTTTTCCGACATTTCTGGGATTTTCATAGTGATCCAATACCTTATCTGAGTACATTTGCATACTCCAAGTTTACTTTGCTGTGATTTTGTTCATCAGCACGAATGTGTTTTACCATCGTAGAAAGTCGTGCATCTGCGTCCATACCATAGTATTCGATTGCTAACTGAGGAGCAGGAACATCTTCTATCTCCTCTCTATAAATTAAATCTAAGTATTCTGTATAACTTTTGACTGCTTCCTCTTCAAAATAATGCGTCATCATATGGGCAGTACGAGGAGAGATTAGGTACAGTACTAAATAAAAGTGCCAGAATATAAATTGTGCGGTAATTATGAGACCCCGCTCCAGCTTATTTGGCTGTGCAATTTCGATAAAAAACATAAGATGCATACGTTCATTTTCTGCTTCTGCAAGTAATTTTCGTATGATGGGGCCATAGCCTCGCTTGTGTGTTCTCAAGCTCTTGAGGTGTACAAGCATTCCTGCGACCATACCTGGGACTCCTGCAACTGTTTCAAGTACGACTGCTCGGTGTCCGTATCTCTTTGCAAAGAATGTATCTGCAAAGAAACGAAAAAACTTTGTCATCGACTTTGCAAAATAATTAGTCAACGACTCGTACTCCATGCAGCTTCTTTTGATCTTTGTGCAGTTCGTCGCTGACTTTGTTTCTCCATACATTTGGTAGAAGCCCGTGTACTAGCAATACAAATGCTAATTTCCAGGCGCCTGACAAATGTTCAAAGTATCCTTTACCTGTTTCTTTTAGATGATTCATCCGTTTTATCTCCGTACCACATTCCTACTACTATACTTAAAGTTGCCAGCATAAAAAATAATATAAATACTGTGTCCTGCTGTGTCAAAACTTACCCTCTACAGCTTTTTGTGATACTACGAAAGTAAAACCTCCTGCTATCATTGGAAGCATCATTATACACAATATTCCTATTAATTCCATTACCATACCTCGCATTTTTGAAGAGGAGACGCACTCTCATGAATAACGTCACACTTTCTTTCTTGAGGGCTACAAGTAACCATAGATACTAAAACTAGCACTAGTACTAAAGAAACTATTACTTGTTCTGTGGGAAAGTTCATTCTGTTGATATTGTAAGCTCAAAGTGATTAACATCTAACCGGGGACGAACGTCCCTCTCTCGACAAATGTCGATGTAGCTCATTTGTAGTTCATCTAAAAGTCCAGTAAAGTTACATAGATTTGGGCAATGCCAAGCTCCTCCCCACCGTATGGGAGTATTTAAATCTTGTCCTGCATACTTCATGCAGTTTGCTACTTCATCATATACCTCTGTTTCAAAACACATACGGCCCTCTACTATTGCAACTAGGTCAACAGCATATCCATATAGATGAGGAGAAGTGATTCCTTCAGTAGCACCCTTTTTGAAAAACTCATCTTGCTGTTTTAAACTTCGTCTACCGTGCAGTACTTGCATTTCAATGTCTGAGATAGCCACAGCTCGTCTTACTACTTCTGCAAGCTCTGGCTGAATTTGGGTTAGTTCTTCTTCTGATTTTTCAGTTAAGAAATACTTTTGATCCGGATGAGTATCTGGATTGTAATATGTTCCTGTAAGTGTCATAGTGTTTCCTGAAGTAAGTGCGGGGCCGAAACCCCGCGAAGATTAGAAGAGTGGTGCTAGCGCTAGTGTTATAATTGATAGTGTCCACATACAAAGTAGACACTCGCCGCAACAATCAGTTCGTGATATAAACATAATTTTCCTTATGAAATAGTAACCTTAATTGGTTGCAATTCCTTAGGAATTTCTTCATGCAAGTCAATGCATAGCAGGCCACGTTCCATATAAGCACGATCAATTTTAACGTGCTCACTTACTCCGAACGTCCGTGTGAAACACTTACCGCTTAGGCCCTTATAGACATAGGATTCATTTTCCGCCTCGGTTTGCTTTACATTACCAATAACAGTAAGTACGCCTTTGTGTAAAGCAATTTCAATGTCATTTTTGTTCCAGCCCGGAACTGCTAACTCTACTCGGAAACCGTTGTCTCCGACTTTTAGCACATTGTATCGAGGGTATCCGCCATCTAAGGTTGGAGCGAATGTATTTGGTTCCATGAAACGGTCAAAACCTAATAAAATTTTATGTAGGTCAGCCATAGCTAATTGCTTAGTCATAAAGTTCTCCTTTTATGAATTGCGTCCTTTCGGTACGCTGGGGCTCTTTCGATGCCGCCGGTTTTAAAAATGGGATCTTTTATAAGGCTTCACCCGTTGCCTTCTTCTTCAAGCTGTAAGATTCCTTCCTCTACTAAATAATTTACGGTGGATTCAATTCCCAAACGTCTGCCTAGGAAGTATGCTTGTCCAGCACATCCACACATACAAAGTCCAAATATAAGATAAGTAGCGACCAAGAGATTCTCCTTTTTCAGCTTATTTTTCTATTGGATATATTATACTCGATTTTGAAAATGTTGTCAAGAAATATTTTTCTATGGACCTCTTCTTAAAAATATCACTTGACTTTGAAGCTCAGTTCGAATATAATATATGTCATGAGAGAATATTCAAAGCGACCATGGTCGATACGCGAGAGAGTACTGTTGAAAGAGCACTACTCTGGAATGACTGTAGGTGAACTACAGGAAAAAGTATTGCCTCATCGCACAGAAAACTCAATACGCAAACAAGTAGCGTACCTACGTAAAAGAGGTTGGAGTTTTTAGGCAAAAGGAGATACATGCCAAAAGTTAAAGTACGTAACAACAATGTAGACGCTGCTCTACGAGTTTTCAAGAAAAAATGTTCAGAAACACTATGGGATTATAAACAAAAGGAGTATCATGTACCAAGAAGCGAAAAACGACGACTGGCTAAACAGGCTGCAGTCGCAAGATTTAAACGAAAGAGAAAAGATAATGATAGAAGGAACAAATTTTGAACTTGTGGGAGATTTCATGCAGGCTTTCGGTCAATCGGTCGAGACTCAACCAACCTGGCCCGACTTTAGTACTCGTGAACTACGAGTAGATTTAATTCAAGAAGAAGTAGATGAATTGGTTGAAGCGATTGCAAATAAAGATATGGTCGAAATCGCCGATGCTCTCACCGACATACTCTATGTTGTATACGGTGCTGGTCATACATTTGGTATTGACCTTGATGAGTGTTTTACTGAGGTACATGCTTCTAATATGAGTAAGTTAGGAGATGATGGAACACCAATCAAAGCAGACAACGGTAAAGTAATGAAAGGCCCGGGCTTTTTCGCCCCAGATTTAGAGAGTATTCTAAACCAGTGAGAGACCTTTGGAAGTTCTTTGGCTTTACCTCGTTCTCGAAGGAGCAACGGGAATCTACAACCATCGAAATTCAGTTGTCTCCACTGGAGTTTGCGTGTATAAAAATTATCATGATACTCGGGATAGCACTACCTACACTTTCTATATTCCTATACTTGCGAAATGCCCTCCATTTGTACGTCATATAAAAAAGGGGCCTTGAAGCCCCTTTAGTTTTATGCGAATGCTCTTACTGCTGTGATGTTACATAATACCTTCAGGAATACATCCTTTACTTACTGTTGCTAAAATCATACAACCAATTACTACCCACAAATAGTCTTCCACCTAACCCTCCAAAATAATATTTTTTTGTTAACTTCACACTGCTCAGATACTGTAATCCAGGACCAGGGCAAAAATAGTATTTGCTATATGCCAAAAAGTGTGGTAAAATATATCATAAATTGATAGACAATAAGGTCTGTCTACTGATTCTCACTAACTACATGCTGACGTAAGCATAATGTAGCTATTTCGTGCATAAATACCCTGCAGAGCCTTAGCGGGAGCAGGGTATATACACGGGGTGTCTACAAGATATGCTAAGTCAGCAACTAACCCGCTACTACATTCGTAAAAGCAAAGTGTGAATTGTACCAATCTCTATGACCCTGATAATTAAATAAGAATAATACGGGTCATACGACCCAAACGAATACTTTAAGTAAAAATCTTTTTTAAATTTGCGAACAACTGTTCAAAATTTGCGCCAATTCGTTCGTAAATTTTCCCTTATTTATTCCGCTAGCCTACTAATATACGAGAATTGTCCCCTAGTCATTAGGAGATTGCTGACCCCGCTGCAGCTTTTGATAGGATTCGAAGGACGTTTTTGGGAGCTTTCTCAAGACCAGCCAGATCTGAAACCTCAACTCCCAAACCTTCAGCAATATGAGAAACGATTTCCACTTTTGTAATAGGTTTCTCTCCAGTTTTCGATACATACACCTCCCTTCGGTATACACCTTCTCGTGATAGCTTTCCTATAATCGATTTCTTACTTCTTTTTAATTGTTCCACGAGCAAATCCACCGTAGCCATGCACGGGGTTTCCTGGTACAGTTGCACCATATAAGTCGTTTCGTTCTCCGAATAATTACTCATAACTCTTCCTTCTTGTTTTTCTTGTATAGCTTCCCTTGCCCTTCTTCGGCTTGTGGACCCCGCTGCGATTGTGATTAAAAGCAGCAACGGGGTTGTGAGAAGCCGATATACAATTTACGGAGCAATAGTGCACGGAGTCGATTTCAGCTTTAAAAGCCTTACCGCACTTACGGCACTTCCGGATCAGGCTCCTCTTCCTCTTTTGGCGGGACATATCTTATATCTCCTGTTTCTAAGTCCACTTGAATATGGTCGGTCGCAAACTGTAGTAGCGAGATAGCAATGTTCTCAGCTCCAATAGCGTGCGAGTATTTGTTTAGTACATTAGAGTACGCTTCTTCTTTTTCCAGGATCAACCCGTCTAAGGCCGCTTGACTATCGTACAACTTACCCATCGTCTCGTGTAGTTCAACAAGTTCATCAGTAAGTATCTTTAACTGCCTTTCCAACGAACGATTGTCTGGAAATTCTAGTATTTTTGCCATGTAGTTTCTCCCATAGAATCCATATTATACAGGTTCTGAAGAAAAATGTCAAGGAAAATTTTTTGTACACATAAAAAAATCCCCACATATTTCTATGCAGGGATTCCTTCGATTACCGTTTGTTAGGTCTACATTGGGGCATGACTCCCAAGCAGCTACTGAGTAAATCTACGTATTGTCCAACTCGTCAGTTGCCTACTCCCTTAGCGTTAGCGGGTCTGAGTAGATAAACCCGCAGTTAGGTTTAAAGCCGCGAACTGCCACTAGGCTATATAGTGCCTTTCGTTATGATCGAGGGTTTCGACGCCTCTTTGCAATAATAGACCAATAATAAAAAGGACTTCCTCCTATAGTTGTAGTGATACGCACCTACCTCCTATCACGTATCTAGGTTAGCACTGCAGATGCAACCTACCTCTTTTTCGTTTTTGCTAAACCAGAATCCGAAAACGTGTCAAAGCCATAACTGGTCGTGCACCTCCGCCCGTACACATGGGGGCTCGATATAGTACCTCGAACAGGGAAAAGTGCGCTAAGTGGCACTAAACTAAGATGGTACTTTTTATAGTGCTTTGCCATCCCGCATTAGCACTTTTGTCCCACGGACGATGCCTTTCAACCTGTACACGGCAGGGTCAACGAAGGCGGAACAAATTAGGTCGGGGCTCCGGATAGGCTTAACTTTTACCGGGATCTTTACTGTCTTATCGCAAGTGCGGTGGCGTACTGTGCGTCCCTGACTTCCCCCATTTAAGAAGATATTATACTCCGTTTTTGAACTAAAAGTCAAGAATTATTTTTCTTCAGCCCAGAAATTTTTTCAAACATTTTGTGTCCTGTACTCTTATCATTATATTCCAAGACTAACCCATCACTGTTCATGTGAAGTTTAGGTTCGAATTTTTTAAGGTCAGCTTCATGAGTACAAAAGCTACTTATACAAAATACTATTGCTTCTGCACTTTCTTTAAGTTCCACGGTGACACACCTGAAGGTCAGCGATACGTGCAAACAAATCAGCTTCATCTCCTACTAAAAACAACTCTTTTCGAGTAGACCAGTCTCCGTCAATACGCCCACTAAACTCAAGCACAGTCCCATTTGTAGCAAATTGAATTGTCACTTGATCCACTTCTGTAATGTTACAGCTCATATTTTCGTTCCCCATGTAGAAGGATAAAAGGAAGAAAGAGAAAAGGTTTCACGAATTTCCCCTTCTTGATACATTGTACGAATTACGTGGTCAACCTCGGCTTCTGAAAGCGCCCAGTTGTGCCACAGCTCATCTTTTACTCTTTGCAGGCTTGTGAAAGACATACGTTGACCTTCTACTTCTATTGTATCAGTCGCTCGATCCACTACTGCGAGCCTCTCTTGTTTTTCTAACATCTAACTCCTCCCGCTCTCCGTTTTCGTACATTTCTTGGGCAGCACCGGCGTGATGGCCCACATAAATTAGTGCTCCGTTTTTAGTATAGACTCTATACTTAGTTTTTCCTGGCTCTTCTTGCTCTTGAACAAGATGCATTACTCTACCTCAATGCCGTAGATAGCGAACTTGAACTCAGGACTTTTTCCAAAGGTTGCAGCAGCTTTTACGGCCTCCGCTCTCTTAACGATAGGCGAGTTAGGCTTTCGCTTTGCACGAAAAGCACCGTGTGACATTACTTTTTTGCCCTGAAAACGTCCTTTACGGTATGCACGCGTAGTAGCGGCATCAAAAATCATTGTTTTTGCCATTAAAATTCTCCTTATAACGTACAAAGTAGTACGCCTTGTAATCCCGTTTATTTAAAGACTCCGCTTCTCGAAATGCTAGCCAATAGTCTTCCCATGCATTTAGCACGAGAGTTAAAGCTCCAATTCGACAGTATATTATATACATAGAAGTATTTAAGTAAACGGGGCACTAGGCCCCGGGATTTATCCCAAGATCTCGAGCAGAGCTTCAAGATCAACCTTGGTCATCTTACCTACAGAAGGCAGATCACGACCTAGTCGCTCGGCTACTTGAGCAACGATGACTTCCTTCTTAATGACAGGCTCACCGCGCTTGGTTACACGCTCAACTTTTTGGTAGATACCCAAAGCAGAGAGCTTAGCAATGATGCTACGTGGAGTCTTGCTGAACTTCTCAGCGAGCTGGTCGACTGTAGCACGAGTCGGAGCAGCAGAGTAAGAGTTAGAGATGAACTCAACCATCTCTTGTGAGTAGTTGGCCGAAGCCTTTGCAGTCATATCAGTCATTTTTTTCTCCCGAAAAATTAGTTTGTTTTACCACTTTTGAAAATATATTATACAAGGTTCTGAGGATTATGTCAAGAGATTTTTTTGGAAAGCTGCAAATAATTCTCTTTCTTTTTGCCTTGCTTCCACTTCCCAAGGAGATTTCCAGTACTCCTCATAGTTGCCCGCATCTCTAGCAGATAGTGTTCCACGCCATATAACATGGTCAGTTTCTAGCTCAAGTTCGCAGTAAACATATTGACGAGCGTGCTCTAGTTCGTGAAATAAAGTACCCAGCCAGTTTGGGCTTTTGTTAATACGTACAATAACTTTATGCCCCAGGTCTATAGAGTCACCAAAATCTTGTTCGTTTCTGCCCTTTAGTACAATGTGAATAGGTATCGGACTTACATCTAATGCTAGTTCGTTAGTTGCAAAGGCTGCAGCAGCCCGGGCCAAACGTCGCTCAGCCTCAGACCATTGCTTTTTTGCTTTTACTCTAATCTTAGTCATCCAGCTTTACCTTCTGCCGCAACCAAGAGTACAGCTCTACTGCACCATCATCGTATCCGTTGGGGTAGTCTTCCTCTGGAAGCAGACACTTTATTGTCCACATAAATGCATCCAGCTTAGACATACCGTCCATACGCATACCTGCGTACAAGCTAAAGGCTTCAAATTGAATATCGTTCATGCAGTTTCCTCCGATTTGATAAATATTATACTACCTCCGGTTCCCAATGTCAAATCTTTTTTGTCGTAACCCCAACGCAAGCGAATTCCGGGGGGCGGCGTACGAAATTTCGGCTGTCAAGTGTTTTTTGCACCTAATCTGCCAAAATTTTCGTAAATTTGCCACTGTTTGCCCCAGGTTTGCCACAATTTGCCATTATATGCTACCCCGCAGAGACTTGTCAAGCGATTTATTTGCACCAATTGTGCAAAAAGTACTTGACAACTGCCGGTCTACTACTGTATAATCGGCGCCGCGCTTTTAAAAGATTATCCCGGGACTTGCTGCAAATAATCCTTGACATTGCCACGTTTTGCGCGTATACTACCAGGGTGGGCACGGGGTCTGGCACGAAGACTGGTACAATTGTAAATAATTTGCACCACACCCGCAAAAAAGACTTGACTTTTGTTGCACTACTACTTATAATGGCGCAAGCAACACCACATTTGAACTACCGTTGCACTACTACTGGCGCCCCCGCGCCAATTTTCAAAGACTAACTGTTAAGTACCTGTTTTTGTTCAACTTAATTTGCACCTTTAAGCAACTTCGCTGTCGCACTACTACTGGCGCGAGCGCGCCAAAATCCTTGATAAATCAAGGAGTTGGGCGAGGTGTTCCACATGGAACATTAACGGTACCCGTCGGGAAGCTCAGAAAGAAGCTCGTCCGTTTTCCAGTTTACCCAAGCCTCGAACGCTTGACCGTCCCAGTCGGCTTCGGGGAAAAAAGCGTAACCCGCTTCGCAGGCTTCTTCGTAGCAGGCTTCGGCGTTGGCTTCGTTTACGTAGTGTGACATTTTTCTTTCTCCTTTTCCTGGGGCCAATCCCCTAGTCAATAAAAACATTATGCCAGCTCGCCGCATAATTTGTCAAGCAATTTTTTAATTCCTTTTGATTTATTTTCGAAATTAATTGTGTGCCATTCCGAATCAATAACGCGCTCTTTTAAAATGCTCATGCGGTCATAATGCGAAAGTGCGTTTTCATCATTCTCCGAAAATTTCCAGTAGGTGAGCGGTGAATGCTTGCGTTGAATTATTCGGCGTTGCTGTTCCTGTTCCGAAATCGAAAGCCAAAATTTAATCAAGCGCACCGGCTGATTAGCTTCCCAGTTTTTATGACGCCGCATAAAATTGTTGTATTGTCGCGGCGTACACCATCCGTTGAGATGTTGAACCATCGCGCGGCTGTACCAGCTTCGATCAAAAAACACGATGCGCGGTTGCGTTGGTAGTTTGGTTTCCCAGTAGGGTAGCCATGCCGCCATTGCGCGTTTGCTAGGTTTGTGCGATAGGCAAACGCTGTAAAGGTCGGGCGGTAGGTAGTGAGTCAATTCCCGAATAGTCGAGGATTTGCCAGCAGTATCACGCCCCTCTAAAATTACCGCCACCGGAGCGGAGAGATTCTCCGCGAGCCGGTTGAGTTTCGCTTGTAGTGCTTTCATCAAAAGCCCCCATTGAAATAATAGTAAACCGCGCCGCCCCAGATCGCCAGATCAGTGACGACGGAATAAACAAGGTATGCGCCAGCTATCAGCGCCCCCGCTCTCACAGTTCCCGCCCGACAGTCGGAAGCGCCCACCCAGATTGGCCGCGAAAATTGTGGTCGATAATATCCTGCCACCCTTCGCCAATCGCTTTGCGCGTCATGCTCTGAAGGTATTTGCCATAAGCGCGTTTCGGTGACCAGTTGTAAAATTCAGTCGAGCCGGAAGGTCGCTTCTGACCGCGAGGCGTAGCCGCTTCGATGGTCGGAAGCATCCATTCTTCGCCGTGTTGATTGCGTTTGTGAATGTATTGCTCCTGAGCGAGTGAGCGATTTGCACCCTTGCAGATGTTGCCGTAGACGATAGCCTCCAGAGCGCCAAATTCACCGTCGCAAAAAACGCGCTCAAATTCTCGCAGTGTAGTGCGAACGCGAGAGAAAAGGCCATTGTGACCAGTGGAATAAAATTCCTTGGCATAGCCATCCTTAGTCATGCGAACGCCAGCGAATGCCGCGTTGTATTTGTCAAGGCCGACAATCTCATAAAGATAGTTATAGCCCATGCCTGATTGTGGGTCGCCGTTTTCCTGATAGTCTCTAGGCTTCATTACCTGAGTGTCAATGGTGGCGATTTTGCGTAAACGAATCATGCTGTTTTCCTTAGCGATTGATTGAAAGAAATAGAATTATAAGCCCTGATGCCGAGCCCGTCAAGCATTGAGAGCACCGATTCGTTATCATCAAAAAAGATTGATGTAGAGCAGAATCGCGCCCATGACATAGGCCGAGCCGTGGCATATTTGCGTAGCAGAGTTTCCTTAAGTTCCGCGTCCGCTAGTGTGTTTCCCATCGGGCGAGAGAGGCAAGCGTCCCACCGTAGGCCATGCGATGCGAGAAAATCGAAATCATGCGCGCCCATAACGCGGGCAGTGCAGATAACAATAGTCGCGCCTTTCTTATCTGCTAGTCGCCATTGTCTGGCGAGCGGTAGCAGTGAGTCACCCATGATATTCTCGCGGGTGTTGTTCTCAATCCAAGCCGCTAGGTCAAGCGAGCCATCCGCCCGCGTGATCTGTCGGTGTGAGGAATCGATGACGGTATGGTCAAGATCAAAAATAAAGTGCATAAGAGTATCCAATAATTCCCGCAATGTTTAAGCAAACCAGATTCCAGAGTTTACCATCTGCCGCCTGTTGAGTCAACATCAACAGGCCAGCAATTGCGAGGATCTTACCCGCGTCGGTGTCGATGATGAAAGGAGCGCCCGCCATGCAGAGCGCACCGAGCCATCCGATAACGGCGATCATGCGATCGCCATTAAGATTGTGGAAAGCTCTGCCTTTGTCAGATCGCCGTCACGATCTGCAAGGGCGACAGCGCGGCGAATCTCCGCGAGAATGTCGGCCTTGGTCGGTTCCGCTTGACGCGGAGAGCGAGCCGCAGGTGCGGCCTTGACGTATTCAACGCCCATGCTCTGCGCCTTGCTAATGACCGAGCGATGTGTTACGCTCGCAAATTCCTCTGCCAATGCTTTGGCTTTAGCGAGGTTGAGAGGAGCGGCTTCGCGTATGCGTTGCTCCATTGCCTTGGTGTAGTTAGACATAAGTCACCTTGGTAGTAAGTGATGGAAGCCAATCCCCCATCTCATGCTGAGAGTATAACACCATTCGCGCCCCACCGTACAGCTTTTTTTGTGTGAATATGTCACAAAAAAAATTTGAAAAAATGCTTGACCCCGGGCCGGGATTGTGCTTGCGATCCGCCAGGAGTGGGGCGGTAATGAGACTCATTCTCATCTAGCCGCGCCACGCACCCCCACACGTACAACTTTGGAAAAATTGAGAAAAGTTGTTTTGGTGTTTTCATAAAATTGTAACAATCTTGTGGTATAATATATTCTGTGGTAAGAATTCCACAAGGTTAGAAAGGAGAGCATTATGCGTTATTTATTTTTAGCGTTAGTTTTAGCAATGCCGACCGCTGTGATAGCGTCCGATCAACAAGAATATAATTATAAATTAAAGAAAAACGACTGGGAGTATACTTTTCGTCACCGTGAAGGGGGAAAACATATCGAAATCGGAAATAAAATAGGGCCTATCGAAATCATGTATCGTTACGCAGATTTAAGACTTACGCAGGAGAATCGCATAAAATTCACGGGAGAATTTTTTTCATATAAAGACTTAGTTTTTGAAGGCCGTATGGAGTATCGCCACTTTAACAACAAGGAGTCGCACTGGAGATATCGCTTTATTGCAGAATACACTCCTCACCTTTACGGACCTTTTTATCTTTACGCAAAGTGGCAACCCCGCTGGAGCTTTAAGGATTCTGGTACAAAGTTTGATGCTCGCGACCAGCTCGGGATAACTTATAAAGAAAAGAATTGGAAAGTCACTCCTTTTATAGAGCGTAAATCTACAGAGGGATACGCTAGAAAAATTACAGTGACAGGAATACACTGGGAGGCTAAATTATAATGGATATGATGACACTTTTGTGGACTGTGCTAGGTTTCAGCTTAGCAAGTTACACAGTAATCGCAAATGATAGTATTCAAACTCTCGGCACTTGGATGGCTTCCAATAAAGAAATAGATTGGAAAATTCTTTGGGGCGCTGCAAGTAGTGTACTTCTTTTTGCCATCTGGTATGGATTTGGAGTGCATGGGGATATTTCCTATGGTAGACTAGATAAAATACCTTACATAGAACCGCAGTGGTATCACGCTGCCGCTCCCGCAGTTCTTCTTGCTTTAACAAGATTTGGAGTGCCTGTAAGTACTTCTTTTCTTGTTCTCAGTGCCTTTGCTTCAACTTTTATTTTGGAAAAGATGCTTATAAAATCTTTTGCAGGATACGGAGTTGCTTTTGCTAGTGCCTTTGTAATTTGGACATTTGTTACAAAAGCTCTTTCAAATATAGAAATAAGAGGCTCAGAGAAAAACTGGAGAATTGCGCAATGGACTGTAACAGGTTGGTTGTGGTGGACATGGTTAAGTCATGATATGGCAAACATGGCAGTATTTCTTCCTAGAGAAATCCCCGCACTTATTCTCGTAGGTATTAGTGCCTTATTTGTGGCGGGAATGGGTTGGATGTTTTACGAAAGAGGAGGAAAGATACAAGATGTTGTTGTATCCAAAACCGGAACAAGCTATGTAAAATCTGCAACTCTAATTGATCTTATCTATTTAATTATTCTTTGGTACTTTAAGGAGTATAATAGTATTCCAATGTCAACAACTTGGGTATTTATTGGACTTCTTAGTGGTAGAGAGCTTGCAATCGGAGCAATGGAAAAGTCAATGCCAATAATTGCAAAAGACTTTGGAAAACTCATGGTAGGTGTAGCCGCCTCAATGGGAATTATAATAGGGATACATACACTGGGAAGTTAAACTCTAGTATAGTATATTTTTAAGGGGCTACGGCCCCTTTTTTCAAACCTAAGAAAAATAACGCTTGACAAGGAAGCTCCTTTCGCGATATAATTCTTGGCATGAGAATATTAGTTGGATGCGAATTTAGTGGTACTGTACGAGATTGTTTCCTAGCAATGGGACATGATGCGATTTCCTGCGACTTACTTCCAACAGAGGCGCGGGGTCCGCATATACAAGGAGATGTACTTGACGCACTATATAATGGTGGCGTATGGGACCTTGTTATTCTGCACCCTCCTTGCACTTATCTGGCTGCTTCTGGACTACATTGGAATAACAAAATTGAAGGCAGAGCTGAAAAGACAGAAGAAGCACTTAGATTTATCACACAACTCTGGGAAGCCCCAGTAGAAAAGATGTGCATAGAAAACCCCGTAGGGTGTATTAACACTCGATTAGATTTTATGCCAAAACCTCAGTATGTACAACCCTACGACTTTGGAGAGGATGCATCAAAGAAAACAGGACTATGGTTAAAAGGGCTGCCTCACTTAAAGCCCACAGAATATATTGAACCTAGATATGTAAATGATAAGCCCCGTTGGAGTAACCAAGGCGATACGGGGTATGATAAATTTGGTGGTGGCCAGGGCAAAGAACGATCAGTAACATTTTTTGGAATCGCTGCAGCTATGGCTTTGCAGTGGGGGTGAGAAAAATAAACCTTGACTTTCCACAACTTACATATTATAATTTCACAGAAATAGGAGGAATTGAGAGATATGGGTAAAGAAATAACTCCAATATCTCCAGAAGGATTGGAAGTAGCGAATTGCTATCTGCAGTATGGGAACATACGAGCAGTGTGTGATTATTTACAAGTGCCTGAAAACAAAGTAGTCGAACTTTTAAATAAACGAGAAGTTAAAAAGTATATCGACACTGTGTATTTAGACATGGGATATCGTAATAAAAACAATATCGCTTCCGTCCTCGACGAAATGATCGCCAGCAAACTAGAAGAAGCTCAGGAAAGTGGAGTGTACTCAAATAAGGACTTGGCCGACTTACTTCAGATGGCTCACAAGATGCGAATGGATGAAATTAAAGCACAAGCAGACCTAGTAAAAGCTGAAACTACAAACATAAAAACTCAAAATAACGTACAAATAAATGAGAGTCTACCCTTCGGCCAAGGTAACTATGGAAAGCTGATGGAAAAGCTTCTCAAGGAGGATAAATCCTAGAGATAGAGTAATGCTCGCAGAAATTGCGATTGCAAACGCAGCTTTTGGTGTGCTTAAAGAAGCTATCGGCAATGGAAAAGAGTTGTACGATGTGGCTTCTGTTGCCGCACAATTTTTTGACAGCAAAACTTCTTTACAGAAAAAGTCAAATAAGAACGGATACAAAAGCGATATGGAAGCCTTCATGGAACTTGAGAAAATCAAGGAAATGGAGGAGCACTTAAAACAACAAATGATCTGGGCAGGCCGCCCAGGTATGTGGGATGATTGGCTAGCTTTTCAAAAACAAGCCAAGGAAGAACGAGAGAAAGCGGAAAGAGAAGCTAGACAAGCAAGAGCAGAGTTAATGCAAACGCTGCTATATTGCTTTTATGCTATTTGTGGTTTAGTTATTTTTGTGCCTACTTTATTTCTTGTACTGACTATACTAAAATGAATGAATTAGAAAAGCAAGTTAACCATATTGAGAATGAGCTCCAAGTACACGCAATTCAATGTGAAGAAAGATGGAAAACTATCTTTGCTCGCATCGAAGACGTAGAGAGTACGCTACAGCGAATGGAAAGTAGAATTATTGGAGCCTCTGGTATAATCATAATGTTTTTACTAGGATTAATAGTAGCGCAGGTAATGTAATGAGACGAGGCCGAGAAAAAGACTTAGAAAAGTATGTCAATGTGAGAATTGCCCAACTTAAACAAGATATGGAAAAAGCTCACGATGAATATGATAAGCAGTGGTACAACCGCATCATTCAAGAGCTGTGCTGGGTAAAGAGTCAGCAACACAATTGTTATTTTGATGAAGTACAACACTGGAAGGATAATTATTCATATCTTCCTTAGACGCGAAAGCGCAGAGAAATAAGATGGCTTACGGGTATGGTAACGGCAAGAAGAAAAAGAAGAAAAAGAATGGTAAGAAGAAAAAGTCAATGGGTGGATTGACAGCCAAGCAGAAAAAATTGCCGCCTGCTTTAAGAGCAGTAATTCTTAAAAAGAAGAAGCGAGGCAAAAAATGATTGACGTACTAATTGGCTGTGTTATAGGTTGGGTTGCTCATATTGCATGGACTAAGTGGGGGTCGCTCTTAGTAGACTTAAATGACAAATGAGACGGCGAAATAGATACTCAACAAAAATAGCTGCGCGACGTCGAGCAAGGAAACTTGGGTTGCGCGGTGTACATTCGCACGGAAAGGGAAAGAAAAAAATTTATATGCCGGGAAGATCCCATGCAGCGTACGAAAGAGCGCTGAGGAGAAAGCGACGTGGCAGCAAAGCGAAAAAAGGCTACTAAAAAAAGGAAAGCTGCCCCTAAGCGAAAAAGAGCAGCAAAACCTCTTAGTGCCACAACCCAAAAAACTTTGAGGACAAAGGCAAAAAAGACTCGATTTACCTATGGACAACTTGCAAAAGTATATCGTAGAGGTCAAGGAGCTTTCCTTTCTTCTGGCTCTAGGGCAGGAGTAGGAATGGCCGGATGGGCAATGGGTCGTGTAAACTCATTTATTCGAGGAGGACACTCGCAAGATAATGATATTAAGCGTGGAGCCAAGAAGCGTAAGAAGAAGTAGAATGGCCGGAGACTCTGTAGCAGCCCCAAGTTCAGTTCCTCGCACTACTCAAAAAGAATATCTTACGCAATCTGTGACAAAAATGTCAGAGACTAGGTACAAAGTTACAGATACTATTTATAATGTCATTACTTATGACAGGAACGGGAAAGTAGCTGTAAGCACTAATGTCCGTTACTTAGATTATATTGTATGAGGAAGCGAAAGAAGAGAGGTCCCGCAAAAGATAAAAAGACTCGTATACCTAAAAAGTATCTTAGCGGCACAAAAGGATCTCGACGATCAGAGCTTGCCGGTCTTATAAAAAAGATTTCAAAACTTTATAAAGAAGGTAAAACTGTACCTCGATCCCTAATTAAACGAAGAGTAGAATTAGGCAAGAAGAAAACAAGTGGCCGCAAAAAGAAAAAGTAAAAAGAAAGATTCAAGATTAAAGAGGGCGGGAGTATCAGGGTATAATAAACCTAAACGTACTCCAAGCCATCCGAAAAAGTCACATATTGTTGTGGCCAAAGTAGGAAACAAGACCAAGACTATTCGTTTTGGTCAGCAAGGAGCAAAAACTGCAGGGAAGCCGAAAAAAGGGGAAAGTGAGCGCATGAAGAAAAAACGCGCTTCTTTTAAAGCCCGGCACCGTAGGAATATTGCTCGAGGTAAAATGAGCGCTGCCTACTGGGCCGATAAAGTAAAATGGTAGGAGGTATTATGAAATATTTGTTGGCACTGCTAGCTATTGTATCAACAACTGTAGCAGCAGAAACCGTTATCAACTACGATGATGGATCAACATACACGCTTAAGGAAGGGCAAGAAATCTATATCAGTCCTAAGTCTAGTACTCTTTTTAAAAGAAGGGTTATGAGTAATAAAGATACTTTCTTTACTGCTCAAAAACCTTGGACATCTAGAGACTACGTACCCGAACCACAAGACCCTTTTCAGGTTGGGTCTCATGAATGGTGTAAAGCCTATGTTCCTTGGAGCGAAGGACTTACATTTGACATGATTGCATGGAATCGGCATTGTGATACTGATAATGATGGAAAATATGGATGTGGAGATACTAATTTCGACTCATCCGAAGAGGGGAGTGTCTGCTCTCCATAGAGATATACCATGGCAGATGAAGAAGTAGTAACAGCGGATAAAGAAGTTGTTAAAAGAATGGACCTAAATGGCGATGGTCATTTGTCAAAAGAAGAATACGAAATGGAACTAGAGTTTCGACGAAGGGAGTTAGAAGATGCCGACGCAATGCGAGATGCCCAAAGAAACATGGCTTGGTTTGCTTTGCTTGGCATGTTGGTATATCCTTTCGCTGTTGTTGGTGCTCAAGTTGCCGGATATGAGCATGCCGCTGATGTCCTTGGAGACATGGCCCCGACCTATTTTGTGGCTGTAGCGGGTCTTGTTGCAGCATTCTTCGGAGCTACTGCTTGGAGTAAAAAGTGATTCTTGATCTGATGGTAACGTTCTGGCAGCCAGTAGTTGTGGCTGCCATTATTTTAGTAGCTTTTGTTATTAGCATATTTGATGGGCAAGGAGAAGATCGTATTGGTTTCGAGTATGTAGAAATGCCCATGTTAAAACCTATAAAAATTTGCACAGCAGATAAAGGTTTCTGGAAAGCAATTTGGTTATGGCTAACAGGAACTCGACGCTGGGAGCTAATAGAAAATTGGTATTATTTTCTAGATGGAGAAGAGTATGTTATTGAAAAAGGTTTTGAATTTGATGGTGCATCAGTACCTAAGTTTCTTGCAATGTGGCTTTCGCCCGTTGGAGTCTTGCTTATGGGCGGGCTTGTTCACGATTATGGGTATAAGTACGCTGAGTTGGTAAAATGTGAAAAAGGCGAAGTGCCTAAAACACAGAAAGAGATGGATATAATTTTTCGAGATATTTGTATAGAACAGAATGGATTTAAAGTTTTAAATTACTTAGCTTTCTGGTCTTTACGATTATTTGGATTCGTTGCTTGGAATAGGCATAGGAAAAATGACTAAGATTGAACAAAAACAAGAAGAAGAATTAGTAACTGTTGGCATCTGGCCAAAAATTAAACACTGGTGGCGTACACTTATACGGGAAGAGTGGGAGCTTACTGTTTTCTTTCCCGGAGATGTAAAATTTTTAGAGGATGGATCACGAATAGAAAGTGGCGATCCTAAAACTTATCGAGCAAAAGAAATAAAAAAGATTTCTACTACTCATATCATTTTTGTAGATCTGCTCGGAGTAAAGCATGAAATAAAAGTTGTAAATCCTGTTGGCTATGATTTAAGGAAAATATACTAATGTTAGGACTAATAAAAGCTATGCCACTTATGTTAGTTGTAGCTGGAGGTGCATACGCATATCATACTACAACCGTAAGTAAAGCAGAAGCAACAATCGCACAGCTTGAAGCAAATAATGTAATCTTAAAAGAAAATACAACAAAGCTAGAAACAGCTTTGGAAACAGAAACCGCTTCAAGAGAACAAGCAGAAAATAATTTAAGAGTACAATTAGAAGCCGTTGGAAAACTTACTGAAGCAAACAACGAAATGCAGGCAGAGATGGATGACTACTTGTCTATCTTCAAAAGGCATGATCTTACTAAGTTGGCCCGAGTAAAGCCCGGGCTTATTGAGCCTCGAATCAATAACGGCACAAAAAAAGTTTTTGAACAGATAGAAAAAGATAGTGAAGAGGTGGAAAATGCGGACAGCAACTAGTTTTTTAATTATACTATTTTTATCTGGTTGTTCTTTTATGAAAAGTGACCCTCTACCAACCCCCGAGCCGGTCATAAAAACTGTAACTGAATATAAAACACTGGAGATCTATCAGCCTCAACTCCCTAGAAAAATAGATTTGCAGGATGTAGAATTTTTTGTAGTCACGGAAAAAAATCTTGAAGAGCAGATTGCTCGTATCGGTAAAATGCAAGGCGGAACATTTGTTATATTTGGAATGACTCCCCAAGACTATGAAAATATGGCGTTTAACTTGCAAGAACTTCGTAGGTATATACGCCAGCAGAAAGAAATAATTATCTACTATCGAGATGCAACAAAAGTAGAGCAGTAAATTATGACAGTACAAATAAGCAGAGCCGATATAGTATGGGAATCTCTGCTCGATTTACAATCTGAGACACGCTTCCTCAAGCTGCCAGTAGAGCCTTATTTAGAGCTGCTCGGCATAACTCCACTACCGTCCCAGGTAGCAATTATCAATGCGATAAATAATAATAAATATCGCTTTGTTTGCGCGGCAGTATCACGCCGACAGGGTAAAACCTATATCGCAAACATTATCGGCCAACTAGTCTCCCTAGTTCCGAATTCAAACATTCTTATAATGTCTCCTAACTATGCGTTGTCTCAGATTTCTTTTGATCTTCAAAGGAACTTAATAAAACATTTTGACTTGGAAGTTGTAAAAGATAACGCAAAGGATAAAGTTATCGAACTGAGTAATGGATCGACAGTAAGAATGGGCTCAGTAAACCAAGTTGATTCCTGTGTAGGTAGAAGCTACGATTTAATTATCTTTGACGAAGCGGCGTTGGCAGACGGGCGTGACGCATTTAACGTAGCACTTCGACCTACTCTTGATAAGGATAACTCAAAAGCTATCTTTATCTCGACGCCTCGCGGCAGGAACAACTGGTTTGCAGAGTTTTTTGATAGAGGATTTAACGATGAATTTTCCGAGTGGTGCTCAATTCGTGCAACTTATATAGACAACCCACGAATGTCCGAGACTGATATTGCCGAAGCAAGAAAAAGTATGTCAGATGCTGAATTCAGACAAGAGTATGAAGCAGACTTTAATACTTACGAAGGTCAGATTTGGAACTTCAACCACGAAATATGTATAGCTAATAACGAAGCGTTGGATACCAGCGGTATGGATGTATTTGCAGGGCTTGATGTAGGTTATCGAGACCCTACTGCTTTTTGTGTAATTGCATATGATTGGGATGAGCAAGTGTATCATGTACTTGATGAGTACATGGATGCTGAAAAAACAACGGAACAACATGCCGCTAAAATACAAGAAATGATCGATAAGTGGGAAATTGATTATATTTATATAGATTCCGCCGCACAACAAACTCGATTTGACTTCGCACAGAATTACGATATTTCTACTATAAATGCAAAAAAGTCAGTTTTAGATGGAATCGCACACGTAGCCGCTATAGTTGATAACGATAAGCTACTAGTCGATCAACGATCCGATCAAGTACTTTCTTGCCTTGATCAGTATCAATGGGACTCAAATCCAAATTTAGCTAGGGAGAAACCCAGGCATAATATGGCATCTCACATGGCTGACGCTTTGCGATACGCACTGTATTCATTTGAGACATCGCAGACCGGCTTTTAGTAATACCTCAGAAAAATAATGTTTGACAATTTATCTTACAGAGGCTATAATGCAAAGTATGAAAAAGCTCAAAAGAGATCCAGTGAAATACATAAGGGATCGAGCGAAATCAAAATACGAAAAAGAAAGTGAATGTTACATCTGCGGAACGGACTCTCAGTTAGATTTTCATCATTTTTATTCTTTAGCTCCCCTACTTAGACAGTGGCTAAAAGTAAAAACAAAAGAACGTCCAGAACATTATACTAATGAGTATATTGTCATTTGGAGAGATGAATTTATAGAAGATAACTGGGCAGAACTCTATGACCATACCGTTACTATCTGTCATGCACACCACATGGAATTACATAAAGTTTATGGAAGAAATCCTGGACTAGGAACAGCGACAAAACAAATGCGCTGGGTAGACATTCAAAGAGAAAAGCATGGCATGGTATAATAACATTTTTGGCGAAAAGAAAGATGAAGATTTAGAAGAAAAACTAAATCCGATTCAGCCATACTATGATAAAACTTCCGAACGCTCACGCGAGTTTACTTTTAATTATGAGAGAGCCTACGAAGAGCTCGAAATTGTAAACAGAGGCGTAAATTTAATTGTGGATGATTGTGCAGAGATAGACACAATCGTTCAACCTCTAGGTAGCTATCCTGGAATCGTAAAAGGCACTAAAGCTAGCAAAGTTTCAATTTTACTTAATAGAGAGCCAAATCCTTTTCAGGATATTTCTTCTTTTAGACGAAACTTATTCACAGACTACATCCTAGACGGAAACATTTTTATATATTTTGATGGTGCCCATGTGTACCATATGCCTGCAAGTAAAATGTCAATTCATGCAAGCAAAACAACTTATGTGGATCACTATAAATTCGAAGCTTCAGAAGAGCGTTTTTCTCCTAATGAGATTATTCACATAAAAGACAATTCATTTTACTCCATTTATAGAGGAGTGTCTAGACTAAAGCCGGCACTTCGAACAATGAATCTCATGAGAAGCATGAGAGATTTTCAAGATAACTTCTTTAAGAATGGAGCAGTTCCCGGACTTGTACTAAAGTCTCCGAATACCCTCTCAGAAAAGATTAAAGAAAGAATGATTCAGTCTTGGTCTTTACGATATAGACCGGACGCAGGAGGTAGGAGACCACTTATTCTAGATGGTGGACTAGAAGTAGACGAAATTTCAAATATAAATTTCAAGGAACTTGACTTTCAAGCAGCAATTGAAGAAAACGAAAAAATTATTTTGAAAGCTCTTGGAGTTCCCCCAATAATGTTAGATTCTGGAAACAATGCAAACATTCGACCAAATATGCGAATGTACTATTTAGAAACTATTTTACCGATTGTAAGAAAAGTAAATGCAGCATACTCCAGATTCTTTGGATTTGTAATTAACGAAGATATTACAAACATTCCTGCACTGCAGCCTGAGCTACGAGATCAAGCAACTTTTTATACTTCTCTCGTAAATGCAGGAATCATTACGCCAAATGAAGCACGTACAGCTATGAATTTTGATGAGCTGCCCGATGCAGATGAAATTAGAATCCCTGCTAATATTGCAGGCAGCGCGGTTGACCCCGCACAAGGCGGTCGACCAGTAGAGCAAGAGGAAGATTAATGGCATCCAGAAATAGAATGCGACGTCAAGTTACTGCTAAATTAGTCCCCCAATTTAGAGATTGGGAACTACCACGTGACATTGACTACAAAAGTTACTGTGGTATTGTTGACAGGCCTGTTCTTCCAATAGAGATTCAAAAATCTTACTACAATTGGAAAACAGCAGTACTCTCTGTTGTACAGGCTGCTCCAGAAATTTTCAAGAAGAAGCCGGCTCCGGCACCTAAAGCTGCTCCCAAAGCAGATCCTTTAGAGAAACTGAGCCAAGCTGCACCTAAAGCAGAAGTAAAGAGTAAAGATAAATGAATAAGATTTTTAACCTAACTTCTACGTTCAAAGCTCTCGAGGATGATGACGGATGCGTCACCATTACTGGAATGGCTAGTACAAAAGACTTTGATCGGGCAGGAGATACAATTGTACCCGAAGCCTGGACAAAAGGCGGACTAAGTAATTTTGAGAAAAATCCAATTATTTTGTTCAATCATGATTATAACAAACCCATTGGCCGAGCCACTGGGTTAAAAGTTACAGAAAATGGACTAGAAATGAAAGCAAAAATTTCAAAATCAGCTCCTGATTCTGTTGCTCAACTTGTTAAAGAAGGTATCCTTGGAGCGTTTTCTGTCGGTTTCAAAGTCAAGGATGCTGATTACCTTGAAGAAACCGACGGATTAAAAATAAAGGATGCTGAGTTGTTTGAGGTATCAGTGGTATCGGTACCTTGTAATCAAGCAGCTACATTCTCTCTGGCGAAGTCTTTCGATTCTGAGCAGGATTATGAGGACTTCAAGAAAACTTTTAAAAGCGAGGAAGATTCCTCTTCAATGGAGAAAGAAATGTCGGAAGAAACTAAAACTCCCGAAATCGACCTAGATGCTTTTGCTAAGAAGGTAGCGGAAGAGACTGCTGCTAAGATTGCAATTCGTCAGGCCGAAGAAAAAGCCGCAGCTGAGCAAGCTGTAGCTCAAGAACAACAAAAAATGGCTAAAGCCGCTGAAGCTAAAGCTCAGCAGGAAGAAGAAGTACAGGCAGCAATCAAAGTCGGTGTTGAATCCGGTGCTGATCGCCTCATGTCTGATATGGAAGCCAAGATGCAAGAGAAGGATGCTGATCTGAATAAGATTGTAGCAGAGCACGCCGAAGTCCTTAAAGAGAAGCAAGAAGAGCTTGATGCAATGCGTGAGTCTAAGCGTGTATTCTCTGATCGTGATTCAGGAAATGTTGACGCTTATGCAAAAGACCTCATGTATGCTCACATGCTGGGTGTTTATACGCAAAAAGGTTTTGATACTAACTATGCTCGAAATGTATTCCAAAAAGCAGGTATTAGCTACCCCACGGGTGCTATTACAGGCGCTACGGATAACTTGCTTTCCTTGACTGTTTCAACGCAGATCGAGAAAGAAGTACAGTTCCAGTATAAAGTAGCTCAACTTTTCCGCGAGATTCAAATGAACTCTCAATCTATGGTTCTACCCCTGCAAAAAGATACTAGCACTGCTGTTTTCCACACGGGCGGTGAGAGTGAGCTGGGTGTAGGTGGTACTGCTAACTCAGGTGCTGGTACAGGTCTTTCTGCTGCCGGTGGTACTGCAGGTACATATGCTGTTACACAAGCAGTAATGCAAGCACATCGATTAATTTCAACCACTTTCATGGACAACCACATTGACGAAGAAGTTCTCGTAAATCTTCTTCCTATGTTGACCGAAGGTGTTGCACGTGCTCACGCAAAAGCAGTAGATAAGATGGTCGTACTTGGAGAATCTTCTCCTGCCATTACTGGCTTGGAAGGTGCAGCTCAAGCTTCTAACTATGGTGAGCTTGACCTTGACGGCGCTACTCTCGGTGCCACAGGTAACGACATTGACTCAGCTACCCTGTCTTCAGGTCTGCTTCTTGGCGCTCGTCGCTCAATGGGTAAGTATGGTCTCGACCCTGCAGACGTAGTCTACGTCGTAGGCATGAACCGTTACTACGATCTGATTGCAGATCCAGGTTTTGCAGACATCACTGATGTTGGTTCAAATATTGCAACCAAGATCACTGGTAGCATTGGTGCTGTATACGGCTCGCCCGTAGTTCTTACAGACCATGTAGAAGCAGAATCTGCTGGTAACAGTGTTGCATATGCTGTGAATGTTGCTAACTATGTGATTCCTCGCCTCCGCGGTGTAACCGTAGAGCAGGACTATGAGATTGCTCGACAGCGTCAGCTGATCGTTGCTACTCAGTCACTTGGTTTCCACGAGATGTTCGCTGCCTCTGGTACTGATCAGCCTTGTGTTAAAGTAGTATTCCAGGCTTAATATTAGCCTTGCAAACTGGGGAGGTTCGCCTCCCCAAGTTTTTATCATTTGACTTATGGCATTATTGATTACTTTACAGCAATTTAAAGATGCGGAGCAGATTACGAATCCAAGGGATGACTATAAGCTTTCTCGCATAATTGATTCTGTGAGCCAAATGGTAAAAACTTACTGTGGAAATAGTATTATTGACTACTATTCTACAAATTTTACAGAAGAATTTACTATTAATTGGGGTACTCATGTAATTCAGCTAACAGAGAGCCCAGTTAATGCGATCGTTTCAGTTGAAAAAAGGGATACGGCAGCGTCCAGTTACACTACTGTACCAACTACAGATTATTATCTAGACAAAAACACGGATAGTGTACTGTACGTTGCCGGATCCTCTTATCAAAATTGGCCTCAAGGCGCAGGTTCCGTAAAAGTAATTTACACAGCCGGATATGCAGCCACTCCTCATGATCTTCAAATAGCAGTAATTGATTTAGTCAACTACTATTTCAAAGATGAGCATAAAACTCGACGAACTTTGCAAGGTGCAAGCATGGAAAATGCACCTAGCGGTGAAACAAAAGGTTTCCCCGATCACATCAAACGAGTTTTAGATATGTACAAAAACTTTTAATGTCTCGTGCTGATCAGATAGTTTTTTTATCAAAGCTAGATGCTGAAATGTCCAAGAAAAAGGGCAATAAACTATACAGAAGGCAAGTTGCAAATAGAAAGTTTCATAACTTTAGCATGAGTGTAGATAAGATTATTAAAGGAATAACTGATTTTTTAGTAAAAAATTATATTGACGACTTAAAAAATGCCGACCCTTCAACAACTCCGATAGGTTTTATAACTGATAAAGAAATTGCTACAAAAGTTCAAAGTTTTGTAACAAAAATTAGAAATAAAATTAATGCTTTGCCCGCAGAAACTGTAGTAAAAGAACCAGACTGGGATAAAGTAACATCTTTTAGTGTAGGTTTCAACTTTGAAGATAATGATGTATATAGAAAAATCTATCGCTTATACCAAACAGAGATAGGAGAGTTAGCGGCAGAAGTTGCAGAAGAACTCACCATTGTACTTGGAGGCAAAAAACAAGAAATAAAAGGTAAACAAATAGTAAATTTATCTCATGCCTTATTCCAAGGTGTTATAGAAAACTACATATATGATATAATAGATAACGCTCGACAAGAACAAACTGAAATAGATCATGCAAGTTTTAAACGGTGGGTAGAAACACAAACAGAAGATGCAGGAGTTTTAGAAGTTATTCGAGACTCTAAAAATGATACCATGTCAGTAGGAGTTGGTTCCTCAATACTAAATGCTCAAGAGGGAAGAAAAGCTCAAGATGCAAAAAAAGAATTAAGAAATCTTGTACGCGAAGGATTAGAAAAACTTAGAGCAGATCCAAGTGCAGTATTAGTAGAACTAGGTGGCTCTGATAGTTTTAAAACAAAACATCGAAAAAAAGTAGTAAAAGCAGCAACTGATCCTTTTGTTAAAAAAACCAAAGCAAAAGTAAAGCGTGAAAATGTAAAGCCTCAAGAGTCTCGCACTCATACTAAAGGAAAAAAGAAAGGAAGCAATACTTTTTCTACTAAAAATCCAAGTCTTAAAAATAAAAGAGCTAGTGGAGCTGCTCCAAGATTTGCAAAAAAAGGTGTTGGGTCTCAACCTTTCGAAATGCTAATAGGAGCTCTAAATAGTAAATTACCTCAAGTAGTTGCAAAGAATATGGGGCCTCCTCGATTAGCATTTAGAACAGGACGATTTGCAAGATCAACAAGAATTACAGATATAGCAACAACGGGTAAAGGGTTTCCAAGTATTGGCTATACTTATATGAGAGGGCCATACGAAACATTCGAAGTAGGCAATCGTCAAGGCAGTACAGATCGAGACCCTCGAAAATTAATCGATCTGTCTATACGAGAAATCGCAGCCGAGTACGCAATAGGAAGATTCTTTACTAGGAGAGTATAACTGTGGCAAGACTATATACGACACGTAGGTCCGCTATCGTAGAAGCCCTAGTTGTTGAATTAAAGAAAATAAATCAAACTGGGAACTTTTTGACTGATGTATTTGATAATGTACATCCTCGCTTGAAGTTCTGGGATGAAGTCGATGCATTTCCTGCAATTCATTTGAATGCCGGGTCTGAAACAAGAGAGTATCAAGGAGGTGGTTACAAAGATAGATTCTTAAATATCACTCTTCGCTGCTATGTAAAAGAAACCGATGCTACAGCAGCTCTTGACAGATTACTGGAAGATGTAGAAACTGTTATCGAAGAAAACGGGCAGTTAGCCTATACAGATAGGCAAGGAAACAGTCAAAAAACCTTAGATATTTTAATAGTCAGTATTGAAACTGACGAAGGTGTTCTTGAACCATTCGGCGTTGCTGAAATGCTGGTACAGGTTCATTACTAGAAACGGCAGGCACGAACAAAGGTTCACGTCCTAGCCCTTTCAATCTCTAGGAGATAATTTATGGCAGAACAATTATATTTTAGTAGAGATTCGAAACTATACGTAGGCTTTGATAACAAAGTCTGGGAAGTTCCGATTCTCGACGGCTTTAGTTTCTCTCAGTCTACAAACCAGAGTGAAATTGGTCTTTCAGAGATGCAAGGAACTGATGGTTTGAGTCGAAGAGGACAACGTGTATTTACCGACTCTCTTGCTCCGGCAGAATGGTCGTTTAGTACTTATGTGCGTCCTTTTCAAACGACAACAGACGGGGAAGAGCATCGAGCTGTAGAAGAAGTCCTTTGGGCAGTTATGGCGGGTGCTGATAAGTATAAAGATAGCGTAAGTGGTGCTGGCGGTCTTATACAAGGACAAATTGCTATTACTACTGCAAGTAGTGATGCGACTAATGGCACGTATATTGTAAATGATAATACCACAGGTATTGGAGGCACTCACGGCGCGGGTGCTGTAGGTTGGGAAATTGAAGTAACTGTATCTAGTAATGCAATCACTGCAGTAACAGTTATTGATGCAGGCGAAGGCTTCGCCGCAACTAATACAATTACTCTTCCAACCAGTCTTATTGGTGGATCAACCGCAGGAGTACTAACTGTTTCATCTATAACCACGCTAACTGGTGGAATCGCAACAACCAATGTAGCAAATAATACAAGTCGTACAGCTAGCAAAACTTATTCAATTACTAGTGCAAATTCTACAACCAGCGGTAATGGTGTAGGATATGAACTAGAACTTACAGCGGCCGCAAATGGAACTGTTACAGTAACTACTATTCGATCTGCAGGTACAGGCTTTGCAGCGTCGGATACAATTACAGTTCAAAATACCGTTTTAGGTGGAAGTGGTACTGCTTTTCAAGTTACAGTAACAGGTCTTACAGATCAAGGCGCAACTTTCTACCGTGATTCACAGCCTGATCCTGCTTCTCCCTTTGGCCCTACAGTAGCAGGCCCCGTCGGTACTGGAGCTTCAGGTAAAGCAAGCATTAACTTTGGTCAATCAAACCGATCAACTCTTGGAACTTGTGATCTTTACTTTGTAATGGAAACAAGCTCAGCAAATCCAATGGTATATAAACTCTTAGGAGCAGCTTTTAACGAAGCATCGATTGACTTTGAAGTAGATGGTATCGCTACAATTAACTGGTCTGGTTTTGCAGCTGAAATTGCTGACATGCAAAGCTCAAGTATTGCAGGTAGCACAGTTACAGTGCAGTCAGGCAAAGTGGTTAGCGGTAAAACGGCAGGCGACGTAATACTTGATAGCAATGACGGCTTGAAGCTCGGAGTATGTACTGGAGCTTCCGCCGCAGCTTTTGCAATCGATGATGGTGTAGGCTCTACTAAGACCTTCATTCGAAATCGATTGACTCAGCTTGACATTACTGCAGCTGCCGCAGATCGTGGAGCATTCCCAGGTGTCGGTGGAAATGGTAAGTATCAGCTTACTCTTACTGGAGGAAATATTACAATTACAAATAATATTTCATACTTGGTACCAGAAGAACTTGGTGCTGTAAACGTTCCAATTGAGCACGTAACAGGAACTCGATCAGCTTCTGGAAGCTTTACTTGTTACTTGACTCTGGATGATTCAACTGGAAATAACGGTAGTTCTGTAGAACTCTTTAATGATATGACTACAAGTGGAGCAGGTAAAGGTCTCGAAAAAGTTGTAAACAACTTCGAGACAATATTCTCAGTAGGCGGTACGGTAGCAAATACTCCCCGTCTAAATGTTAAGTTCCCGAAAGTACACATCAACGTTCCTACGCACTCAATTGAAGATGTAATTTCTCTTGAAACTACGTTTGCTTCTTACACAGATGACTTTAACGTTGCTAATGAGGTACAACTTGAGTACTTTGGTATTGCACTCTAATAATTATTTTAGACGACAAACCCGCTTCGGCGGGTTTTTCTTTATCACCGACAGAAAAAAATTTCTTGACAAAATAGTTCAACTGAAGTATCATAGGCTGTACCAAGGAGCAAAATAAATGACAACAGATTTTGAAACCACATTTCTAAGTCAATCCGGAGTCAGCGGAGGGACATATCAAGTTTTGGTTAGAAATCTTACTAAAAATACTCAGGTAATTGCAGACGGTATTCAGGCAGGAGCTGATACTACAAATCCATGGGTAGGAAACTATTCCGTTCTTGAAGCAGCCGTCGGAGACGAGATAATAGTTACGTTTGAAGGTAGAGACGAAACTACGGGTGGCAATGATATGCTTTTTTTAAAAGCAGAGTCAGATGAGCCAGTATATGCAACAATAGGAGGACTTATAGATGATGCAAATATTTTATATTTAAATAAGTTCGCTTCTGAAAACCCCCAGCCTTCTTCTCCTCTTTCAAATCAATTTTTAACCCTTTTATATATGCTTGGCACTGATCCTATAGAAAATCACACGGGGTATATTCCTATAGGAGATAATTCCTTGTCAGGGTGGGATACAGAGGAGTACCAAGCATTAGAACTTCAAAATGCGGATAGTGCAGATCGCTTTCAGTTTGGAATAAAATTTACTATAAATAGCGAAAATTTTAATGCGCTTCATGTAAAAGTATCAGGAGGTCACCCAAACCCGATTACCGTGCCTGCTTCTGCTTCTACAATTATGACGGTAAAAATACCCATAAATGTTGAAACAGTACTTTCAAACCCAACAGATCCAGTTCCCCCAACAGAGCCTACCTTTCCTACGAGTTTAATAAATACTACTGATATATTCCCTGGACGAATATGGGCAAAACTTAAAAATGCAACAAAAGGAAGGCAAGTAATATCTTCCGCTTTAGGATACGTTGCTCAAGGAGGACGAAATGTTTTTTCAATTTTAGATGCAGAAGTAGGAGATGAGTTAGTACTTACTGTACAAGTAAATGATAGTCTAACTTTAATTGGAGGAGAAGATGAAGTTTATCTTATATCTTCTCTTAATAATACAATTAATTCAGCAACTGTAGGAGGATTACTACAACCTGATGATCCAACTATAGTATTTCTAAATCCTACAACTGGAACTGTTCCGTTTCCTACTCTGACGCCCCCGAATCCAACAACAAATAATTCTGTAACATTTCCTTCAGTTGCAATTGAGACAGAATATAGGGATCCTGAGGACATACTTGATTTAAATTATATAGATCATAATTCAACTAATCGCGTACTTACAGTACAAAATGCAGATAGAGGAGAACGGTGGCAGGCATCTTTTAAATTCACAGTACCAAATGGATTAAGTGGAAAACATGCAATTGGTCTCGGAACAAAAGAAGGACTGAATACTCCTATTTTTGTGCCACCTACCTTACCCTTCGCAACTGACCTTAGATTTCCTATAAATATTGTACTCAACGCTACCGGCGGAGGAAGTAATCCTCCACTTAGTGAAGGACCCGCAACAGACATTAACTATATGCGGGAAACAAAACTATTTTTATATCAAGATGGCTCAAACTATGAGATAAAGTTAGATGGAGATTTTGATTTTAGTCAAACATTTTCAGAAAAATCAACTTCTTCAAATACTCTACATAATACTCAACATTTTGAGTCGTCCTCCATTGTAAAAGCAAATCCGGCAGATTTTGAGTTTAGAGCTAATTTATTATTACAAAATGATGCTCAAATATTATTTGATAACTTAATAAACCCAAGATTTTGTGATTTATATTTTCAAACTAGTCATGCGACTTTTAAAATTGACAGAGCGATATTTACAAATGGAAACTTTGAGATAGGACGAAATTCTATTTTAAAGTTAGGTGTCTCAGGACAAGGCGCATTATTACAGAGAGTAGGCGACGAGAGTTACACAATCCCTGGAATAGACGTCATTCCTAGCACAGTAAGAACTCCGTTTATTCCGGGAGTTAAAATAATTCTCAATGGTAGGGATATTAGTTTACTTATAGCAGATATTCAAGCAGAAATACAGAATGATATAAAGTGGGTTCCTTATGAAACAATGAATCAAGCAATAAAAGTTGTAGATAAAGGAAACGCGATGTATCCTTCTAATTTTGTTTTAAACAAAAGAATTTTTGCAGGATCAATTACAAAGTATGTTGCAACAGGAGATGAGTCAACATTAATAAACTTTGATAAAGAAGCACCGCTAAGAATAAAAGTAGGCAAAACAATATCCAATATATTTTACGGACTTGACTTCAATATGGCGTCTTGTTCTTTCACAAATCGAGTTAACCCAAAAGAAATTTATACACAAAACTTTGATTGGAGACTCACAAGCAACGCCGAATTAAACGGCATTTTAAAATATTTTACTCTCACATAAGGAGCATTGTAGTAATGGAATTAAAAAAACTAGTAGTCAACGTAAAAGAAGTCTGGGTAGACTTTCCAGGTTTATCTGGGTTTAAAGTAAAAGTAGCAAATCTTTCTCGAAAAGAGCTTCTTGGACTTCGAAAGCGCTGTACTGTACAAAAATTTGATCGTAAAACTCGACAGTTAAACGAAGAACTTGATGATGAAAAGTTTATTGTAGAGTTCACAGGAGCAGTAGTAAAAGGGTGGGAAGGTCTTACTCTTGAACATTTAGAAACTCTTCTTTTAATTGATACAGAGGATAAGGATATGAGTGAAGAGCTCCCTTACAGTATTGATAACGCAGAAGTACTTGTCTCTTCTTCAACTGAATTTGATACTTGGCTCAACGAGGTAGTCTTTGATTTAGATAATTTTCGTAGCCAACGAGAAAGAGGAGAGTCTGAAGCGCCTGGAGAGGATGTATAAAAACTTAGACGCAAAAATGACGCGAGAGCGTTATTTACAAATGTGCGAACAGTTACAAAAAGAACCAAATCCGGATGAAATACCTCCAGACTTTGAAGATTTTCCTCCCGAAATGCAGCAAGCAATTTCTGTATTTAATTCTTTAGGAGATAGAGCATATCCCGACATAGGATACATAGGAAAAGATTACACAAATTTACCTATTCTTATAGACGTTTTTGGAATTAATGACACAGAATACTTAATAGAAGTATTGCACTTTTTAGATGGACGAGCGATTGAAAAGTCCGCAGAAACTTTGAAGCGAGAGCGAGATAAGTTAAAGAGATCAACAAGTGGCAGCCAACGAAGTAGTCGTAAAGTTTAAATTAGATGCCGACGGTAATCTAAAAGCACTCGCAGCTGATGCTGATAAAGCGGCCGCTTCTACAGATAATCTTTCTAAATCTGCCAGAAGTCAAGATCGAGCGCTAAAAGGTGCCGCCCAAGCATCTTCCAATAGTACGAAAAACTTTGCAAAAATGTCACAAGGCATCAGTGGAGGCCTTGTGCCTGCGTATGCCGCATTGGCAGCAAATATCTTTGCAATTACTGCACTTTTTAATGCTTTACGAGGAGCTGCAAGAGTAGAGCAACTTACAAAAGGTCTGAGTGAGATGGGTGCTGCCAGCGGACTCGCTTTAGGCACTCTTTCTCGTGGTTTACAAGAATCAACAGGATTTGCACTAAGTCTTGAAGAAGCTATGAGATCTACTGCATTGATAACAAGTGCCGGGCTAGATCCAAGCAGTGTTGAAGAGTTTGGTAAAGCTGCAAAAAATGCTTCTCTCGCACTCGGTAGAGACACTGCAGAATCATTAGAACGATTTACTCGTGGTGTTACAAAGCTTGAGCCTGAACTTCTTGATGAATTAGGTTTATTTGTTCGCGTCGATGATGCAGCAGAAAAGTATGCACGTTCCATAGGAAAAAGTGCAGGAGAACTTACAAACTTCGAAAAACGCCAAGCGTTTGCAAACGAAGCCCTTGATCAAGCAAATGAAAAGTATGGAGCATTAGGAGATCTTGATGTTAGCTCTTTTGATAAACTTGCTGCTACCTTTAATGATTTATCTAAACAACTTCTTGGCATACTTAATATCGCCATTGTTCCTTTTGTATCTGCACTCGCAAGTAATTCAGGACTATTATTAGCGGCACTCACAGGCCTTGGAGCTACTATATCTGGTCAGATACTAGGAGGAATAAAAGAATATGGTGCGGCCGCAGCACAGGCGGCTGAAGATACAAAACAAATGAACCAAGAAACAGTTGACGGACTATCAGAAATTGGTAGTGCTAAGGACAACATTACCAAGTTGGGCACAGGTATGCTAAAAGGTACCGCTAATGCACAACAATTCAAAGATGCAATTCTTGCGCAACAAGGCGCTGTTGGAGGACTTACAACCGCGTTAAATAGAAACAAAGACAAAACAGAGGAGTACACTCAAAGAATTAAAGCGGCTAGAGCTGCTCAAGAAGCAATACGAAAGAGCGCAATAGACTACGGAAAAGCTCAACAACAAGCAGCTACTGCAGATGCAATTGCTGCAGTAGCTAATGGCGACTTCAAAGATGGTTTATCAAAAACCAAAGATATGGTAGCTGCCTATAGACTCAATGTTTCTATGGCTACATTTCAAACAAGTAGACTTAGTAAAACTCTGCATATTACTAGAGCTTCTGCACTACTTGCTGCAGGGGCATTTCGTATTGCAGGCGCAGCGGTTACTGCACTTCTGGGCCCGATTTCAGCAATAATTGCAGTAGTAAGTCTTTTAATTGAAGGCTTTAAATTTGTTATTGGACTTTTTCAGTCTAAAGCATACAAAGAGTATAAAGATACACTGGAGTCAGCTCGCGAAACAACAGCCGAGTTCGGTAAATCTTTGCGCGAGGTAGATGCTGCTGTAGAAGGAACCTCAAAAAAGATTACTACAGTAACTGCAAGAACAATTGCATATGGTAGTGCTTTAGGAGGAATACTAGACGAAGTTGATAAACTCAAAGCCACAGGATATGATGATTCTGTAGAGGGAACTATTGAGTTATTTAGAGAAGCCGCTGAAGAGAGTGATCTTTTTGCTGCCGCTTTAAAAGAGGCGGGAATACAAAAAATTAATAAAGACACTATAGCAAGAGTAATTGATATTGCAGAAGCGGCAGAAAGAGCATCAAAACAAACACAAGCACTTGCAGAATCTGCAAAAGCAGCCTCTACTGCTACTCAGGATTTTGTGAACTCATTTATTAAAACTACTCCTGTTGATGCAATGGCAGATAGTTTAAGTGACTTAGCAAAAGCTGCAGCATCTGCTACTGAAGTAGGAGATTTAGAAAAAATTCTCGATGAAAAAGCTGCTCAAGGATCAACTCTTCGAGCTCTTATAGATAGCCAAGAAGGTTCTAGTTTAGAGGAAAGAATTCAAGGAATAAATAGATTAATTTCAAAACAGCAAGAGTCTTTGAGAAGCGCACAAGACCGAATTACAACAGCAAAAGACGAATTAGCTATTATAAAAAGTCTTAATTTTACAACCCAAGAGGGTATTGCTATAACAGTAGATGCAGAAAATAATCTTACACGTCAAAAGCAAGAACAGCTCCGTACACAAATTGAAGTTAATAAAGCAATGCTTAACGCAAACACTAGTTCTAAAGATCGAGCAGCAATACTTGCAGGAATACAAACTCTAGAAACAGAAATACTTCAACTAGAAACTAAAATAATAAGTGAAGAAGATAGAAGAGTTCGTGTTTTAGAGGCACGAATGAAAAAAGAAAGACTGCTGGCACAGGCAAAAACAGCAGCAGTAGAAGCAACAAAAAAAGAAATAGAAAATGAAAGGGCTCTTGCATCTCTTGCAGTGAAAACAGCTCGTGCACGTGCAGGAAGTGGTTTAGACATTACAGATGAAATCGCCCTTTTGGAACAAAGAGAGGGTGAGTTAATTGTAGCTGAAAAAGCAATTGCTGCTGAAAAAATCAGAATCATAGAGTTAGAGTTTGCACTGCTAGAAGCACAAACAAAAGCAGCAAATGCAAGGCTAGCAGAAGCGGCCAGGCAAAAGTTTGTACCTGATACTGCAACTGATAAACTAGGCACAAGCACCCCTCAATTTACCGAAGAAGCACTTGCAGCACAAACACAAATAGCTTTAAATAACGAAATTTTAGGCATTCGACAAAATATAGTAGATGCTCAGATAGACGGTGTAAATAGGGAGCAGGAGCATAATGCAGAGATTAGAGCTGGAACCACAGAATTGAAAAAAGCACAAGAAGCTCGACAAAAGCAAGAGCGAGCTCTAGCAAGTATATCTGCGAATCTTCAGCTACAAATGGCTCTTGGCACTAATTTAGTTTCTCTTAATGCGGAAAGACTAGACTTAGAAGTTCAAATTGCAGATCAAACACAGCGTTTGGCAAACGGTGGTTTAAGTGCGGCTGACGCTGCAAAAGTAAGGCTAGACTTACAAAATAATATAATTGCAAAGCGAGAAATTGAGTTAGACTTAATGGAAGCCCAGTTCGAAGAGGCTAATAGATTATTAAGTGCTACTATAGATTCAGGAAAAGAACTTTCCAAGATAAATAAAGAAATCGCAGATTTACAAAACACGGATATGTTTGGTAATGTACGAAGTATTACAGAGGCTGTTCGCGCTGCCCAAACAGAAAGACAAGAAAGATTAAAATTTGCTGAATTAGAAAAAGATTTAAAAATTGCTACAGTTAACAATGAATTCGCAGTATTACAAGCAAGAAGAGATCTTTTAGCATTAGAAATGGCAAAAGATGGACTGGATGCGCAAGAACAGGCTGCACTTGATAAATTTGATGCTCAACTAGACACTGCTCGACAAGTTGCTGATTTAGAGATTGAGGTTATAAATCAACAGTATGCGTTAATGAAAGCAAAAGTTGCCAATGAAGAAACCTTGGCAATAATGCAAGCTGCAAGAGAGGGAGCCGGAGAAAGCAACTTTGGAGGAGGACTCCTTGCGGGTGCCACAATGGCTACAGATCTTTTCAATCCAGATAACCCTCAGAAATTAGAAGCATTAAAAGAAAAATTTGGAGAGCTTGGAGGAGTAATTGAAGGTGGCAAAATGATTCTTGCTGGTTTCTCCGCAGACTTAAAGAATCTCGGGCCGGAAGGCGAAGCTATGGCTGCAATGGTTGATGGTACAGTAATGTTAATGGATAATTTCCAAGCGTTGGGAGAGTCCGGAGCAACAACTGCAGCAAAACTAGAGGCAGTTGCAGGAGTAATTCAATCAATTGGACAAATTCAAGCAGCCTCTTCTGCAGCAAAAATTGCCGGAATCGATAAAGAAATTGCAGCTGAGAAGAAGAGAGATGGAAAATCTCGAGACAGTGTAAATAAAATTAAACAGCTTGAAAAGCGAAAAGAGCAAATGCAGCGAAAAGCTTTCGAGCAGCAAAAGAAAATTCAAATGGCAAGTATTGTTGCAAATACAGCAGCAGCAATTGCCTCAGCTGTAGCTCCTCCCCCACTAGGTGCAGGATTCCCTGCAGGTTTAGCACTAGCAGCTGTATATGCTGCACTTGGTGCGGCACAACTAGCAATCGTAGCAGGGACAAGCTATGCAGGTGGAGGCTCCGCCGCTGACTCAGGAGGCATATCTTCCGCATCTGTAGGACAAAGAAGAACTAGCGTAGACTTAGCCAAGTCCTCTGGAGGAACAGGAGAACTCTCATACTTCCGAGGCGAAAGAGGGGTAGGAGGTCCAGAAGACTTTACTCCCGCATTCTCAGGATATAGAAATCGTGCAGAAGGGGGAAATACCGCATTTATGGTTGGAGAACAAGGACCAGAAATGTTTGTCCCAGATAGGGCAGGTACAATTATTCCAAATGATGATATTGTAGCTCCGACTGCTGTAAATGCAACATTTAATATCTCAGCTGTAGATGCAACAGGCGTGGAAGATCTACTTACAAATCAACGCGGTAATATTATTGATATGATTCGTGAAGCAGCAAATGCAAACGGAGAAGAGTTCCTAGAAAACATAAGAACCTCGGAGTTATAAATGACAGCTCAAACTACTTTACCTGATCCAAATAACCGTATTAGTATTGCTGGCAATGATGACAGTGGTTCTTACGGTCCTGGATTTTCATCTGTAACTTTAAAATCAAATCAGCCTGTTGTTTCAAATAAATCAAACTCTGGTCTTTCTTTTCGTTCCATTGTAAAGTATCATCAGTGGGAATTGGATATTAAGTATAATGATCTTACAAAATCTGATTTCAATGTAGTGTATCCTTTTCTACTAGAAAGACAACAAAGTCAAGAAGCCTTTTTTGTAGAGGTTCCTCAGTATGGAAATGCTGTTGCAGCCACCCAGATAATAAATACTACAGCTAGTACAAGTCCGGGAAGAGAGTTTTTAAATTTAACGGGTACTGATGTAGATGATATTAATATGGGCGATATGTTTCATTTAATTAATAATGATGATAGTTTACACTTAAAAGCATATAAAGTTACAAAAATTGATACAGTAAATAATAGAGTTTTCTTTTCCCCGGGGTTACAGCGAAAAATTACTGCGGGGGATACTGCAAGAATTCTTATGACTCGTCCGCGCCTTCGTGTACGAGTTAAAGGAGCTATGCTCACTTACTCAGTAAAAGCAAATGGACTGTATACTTTTTCAGTCAATGTAGAAGAGGCTTTGGCATAAATGGCATTACGAAATATACATGATGATATTATAACGGCGCTACAGAATCGAGTGCCTCTTTTAACCTATCATTTGGTAAAATTTGAAAAACCTTCAAGTCTGCAAAAAGCTACTCGAAGGACTGATTTTACTTATCTTACGGATGCTCCTTATGATGTAGACTTTGATGAAGATGGAGATGGCTCTACCAATGGTTATAAGGCAGGCGGAATTGTAAAAATAGGAAAAGTGCAAGAGGCAATAGAAGCAAGAGCCACTAAAATGAGCTTAACTCTTTCTGCCGTTAAACTAGGAGCAACTGCTGTTGCACAAGCTGAAATAGCGACAAATATTCCTAGTACTTTGCCCGCAGCTAACGGAAATGGAAATGGCGCTGCAGGATTACTTACTTTAGACTTTGATCTTTTTTCGGCAGGCTTTTATGTAGGAGATACTATAAGCCTAACTCGAACAAGTCTAGATTTTATCGGAAATCCACTTGCATTCCCTAAAAATACAAATTTTACGGGAGCAGCACCAACTGTACTTACAGTCCAAATTGATAGAATTAGCAATGATGGAAAATCAATTCATGTTACAAGTTTAGAAAAAGAAGGAATTGTAGCATTTACTACTCCACTGGAATGTAACATAGATTATGTTAATCCGGAAGTAACTACTCTTACCGCAAAAAACATAGGCTCTTTAAGCTATGAAAGCTATGTGAATAGAAGCGTAGAAATTTATAGAGTTTTTGCACATCCCGATACTGGAGTTATAATTGGGAGTCCTTTTCTTTATTTTAAAGGGGTTATTGCTCAAGGTACTCTCAATGAAAAAATTTCAGGACAGCCTACGATTACTTGGTCTTTAACTAGCCATTGGGGGGACTTTGTAAGAGTACAAGGACGATTAACTTCGGATGAATTTCATAGAGGATTAGACTCAGCAGGATACTCTTTAGAAAATACAGCTTTAAAACCTCAATATGCTAGTGATTTTGGATTCGAGCATGCTGATAAATCACTAAATGTTTTAGCAAAATACACAGGTACTGACTCTAGATTGAAATCTCGTAGAAGAGGCGGCCTTGCAGGTATGATGGGGGGTAGAAAATACTCAACAGAATATTTTGAAGTTGAAAGACAACTTGATTTAAGACTTAACCTAGAAGCGAAGCATATTCCCGTTGTCTATGGGGTACAAAAAATTGACTCTTTTCCTGCATTCGCAGATATAATAATTACTCCCGATGTTACTCCAAACCAGACGGGTTCAAGTACAGCTCAATTTGACGGTGGATTTACAACTATGTATTCTGCAAATGTTCTATGTGAAGGACCTATTTCAGGATTATTTGATGTATTTGTAGATGATGAAAGCCTAGTTTGTAAAGATGAAGCAGATAGAAGTGTACGGAGAATGGACGATCCTGGGACGGTTTCAAACGATGACAATGTAAAAGGAGTTGCTTGTTTCGGTTCGATGGAAAAAGGAGATGTAGCAGGAGGGGACTTTTTTAATATAATTTCTTCACAAGCGGCAGGCCAAATATCGCATACACAGTACGGTACTTTTATAATAAGTGGTGGAGCAGATCCCTCAGGTCTGGGTATACAGGTCACAATGGTTTTACCTGATGGAAGTACAATAAATCCAGCGGACCCAGCTGTGTTTGATTCGAGTGGAAATCAAATAGGGGGGTATTTCTCACAAAAACAAGATCAAAGAGGAGTTTTACATGAAAAAAGCTTAGGACCTTTGCCCCAAGCTAAAAATTTGAAATTAACGTTTCATTCCGGAAAAGATGACCAAGAAGCAAATAAAATTTTAATGAATAAGGCTGCCGGAGAAGGTAGCGGATCTCCTCTGTTTTTAGGGCAACAACAATATATAAAACTGGGGCTAGATCCGGGAACATACTGGGGACAGTCTCATAGATTGCTGGATACTGCCTATGTAGTACTTGAAGATAAAGTTAGCGACACAGATGCACAACTTCCTGATATAAGTTATGTTGTAAAAGGAAAATTTGTAAATTGTTTTAATTATGATGGAACTTACAGAAATAATCTGGTAGACGATCCTAATAGTGCCCAGCATTTTGATAACTTTGATTTAGCTGACAAGGTAGATATTGAGCCCCATTATAGACCGGGATTACAGTATAGATCCACTATTATTGATAAGTGGTTCTTTGTGGACATGGATGCAGAGTATGATTATAGGTTTCGATTTAAGGTAGATAATCTAACTATAAGCGAGGCTCGAGGCGCAAGCTCCTTAATTATGACAGGAGGAATGGGTGCCTTAGGATTAGAAACAGGAGATAAGGTTACATACATAAATACTGATAACAGTCCAATTAGTCCGTTAATAAATGGTAAAGAATATTTTGTTGTAGCAGCGGGTCAGTCGCCAGGATTAGGCATTGGTGTAAATCAAATTCATCTCGCAGAAACAAAAGAAAAAGCACTAGCATCTCCTGCAGTAATTTTACCAATAGCTGCAACAACCATAACTTCAGGAACTCATTTATTAGAGCAAACATTTTTAGATGAGCAACTTATTAATGATGGAATAAAAAGATTTAAAGTTAGACACGCAAATAATCCCAATCAACACTTCTTTACCTGTACTTCGGAAACTTTTGGCGGAGGAAGCGACATTAATGTTTCAAATGTCGAATATACTAGTGAAGGATATATTCATCAGCAAGATCCCAACCCTCTTGCACCTTTTCCTATTTCTATAAAACGAACAGTTACTCGTGGAAAACAGATAGACCATACTCTGTTTTCAAATGAATTTGGAATTGATACGGGCGCCATGGTAAATGTTTTTGGTACAAATGTTCCAGAAGCTTTAGTTACGCTTTTTAAAGACGGGATAACGGCGGCTCAAGCAGCGGCAATCACCGCCTCTTTGGGGAGCGGCAATCCGCTTACACAAGCTGATTTTGCTGCAGTGGGGAACTCTCTTCCAACAGGTGACTCATACGTATATGAAATCGATTTTTCTGGAGATCCTTCACTAAATATAGCTGCTGCCCCCGCATTAGCAAGAAATCTTATAAAAGCAATAAAAGGTACGCCATCTGCTGCACAAGCAATTGACTTACAGATAAAGCGAGAGCATAAAGGTGGTACCGTTGTAAATGGAGTTTTGCAAGACGGAACAACTGTAAAAGTAAGTCCTTTTACAACTGTGAGTGGCTGGCCAGGACTTGCCGCTGCTTATGACGTAAGCACTGATAAAATAATACTTAATGGGTTTAATACTCAACTAGACGAACTATTTGATGCTGTAAATACAGATGCTCCAGGAGCGGGGCAAATCGATAATACTGACCCTGCAAACCCCGTTCAGCAAGAAAATGTAGATACAAAAATACATTCATCCAATGTTACTGCAACTTTACAGTTTTTTCAAGTTCTGGTTCAAGACTCAACAGCTCCAGATATAGATACTACCCATGCAGATACACTAGATGGAACTACTATTACCTTTAAGAAAGACAATGTCGAAGATAAAACAGTAGGGCTTGCATACCCCAGTGATACTGAAACTGCAGTAAGTGGCACAAACCTTAATATTGCACTTAGAAATGCTAACTTATTAGTACTTACGGAACATTTAAATACTACAGACCATGGAGGATCCTCAAAATATTCCTATGGAGGAAAAAGTTATGAAGGCAGTGGTGTTCCCAATAAGTCTGATCGTAGAGTTTCAATTAACCCTGCGTTACAGTTATTAGACTACTTAAGAAGCACTACATATGGTAAAGGACTCTCCGATGATCTTTTAAATATTGAGTCTTTTCGAGAAACTGCACGAGCATGCGATCAGCAGTCTCGCGTAACAGTTCTTGGTTCTCATATACGACCTCCTACACATATAAGTGTGGGAGATGTATACGAGTATAGATTCCCTGAAACAAGTAGTAAAGTATTTTTTAGAGGTACTCTTGAAGAAATATCCGATACAATACAATATGATGTTGCAGAGTACAATCCAACTACAAATACGACAACTACAGTAACTAGAAGTTATAAACAGTATACTTTTAAAGATGTAATTGGAAAACTTGGAAGAAAGTGGTATAGTTACACTAAGTATCACCGGGGAGAGATTGTATGGACAGTAGAGGGAAAAGCCCTTATTGTAGATCCCGGAACCATCAACGATCCTTATCCTAAAACCATATCACAGCCAACCACTCCGCTACCTCAAGCTACCATAAGTGCTGGATATACGGGCGGAGGTGCCACAGGAGGGGTGGTTTATCTTACAAAAGTAAGTGGCGCATCAAATACAAATAGCGATACGGAACTGCATCTAGATACTGAGGTGCACTCAGGAGGTACGGGAAATCCTATTGTCAAAAAATTGGTTGGGGATGGTAGAATTGCTTCTGGCTATGATTTGTATGATTCTTGTGACGTAAGATACTGGAAATATTTAGGCTGGGAAGAAAGAACTCAGCGACACGCTACGCGCCATCAACTGAATCAAACTCTTGATACGAGTGCTCCTCTCTTTGATAATGTAAATCAGATGCTTACCCAATTTAATGGAATTCTTCGATATTCCAATGGAAAATACGAGCTAGATTTAAAAACTAAAGCGCCCACTACTATTAGTTCTCTTGAACAAATAACTACGGATAGAATTATTGGTGATATAAAAATAACTGATAAGGGACTCAGTAAAACATATAATTCTGTTACTACTGGCTATATTGATCCACAAAATGGATTTAACTCTAAAAATATAACATACTATAATTCAGACTACAAAAAACAAGATAAAGGAATTTCTCGTCAAGGGCAGTATAAAGCCCCAGGAATTACAAATTACTTTAACAATCGAATGAACATCAAGCAAATGCTTGATGAATCTCGTTCTGGCCTTACTGCTACTTTTACCGGCTCTCCCGAAACTTATGTGCTGCTTCCGGGTAATATTATAGCTATTACTTACGAAAGATTCAACTGGGCAAGTAAACTCTTTCGCATACAATCAATGAGCCCCAGAGACGACTTATTAGTAGATTTTACAGTTATTGAACATAATGACGATGCCTATGTACTTGAAGCTCTTCCTTCTGATCTAGTAGAATCTATTTATCCAGAAGGTCCAGGATTCCCCGTGGTTAACCCTATTACCCCAACTGGACTTACTGCAGTAGGAACTACTGATGGAATACGTCTCAATTGGAATAATGTAGTTAACTTTAGTCAAGAAACTCACATAGTAGAAGTTTGGAGAAGTAGTAATTCTAGTTTTAGTACTTCTTTTCCTACTTTTGGCACAGAAAATGATGTAGAAAAAGCACATAAAACATCTTCTGTAAATACTACGACGGATGATGCAAATCTTGATCCTGATCTTACATATTATTACTGGATTCGATATAGGCTGCCTTCTAATAAGGGAGCAGCCGGAGTAAAACAATTTTCAGGTTTTCATCCCGGAAGAAATGAACCTGGAGTTAGTGCTACCGCTCTAGATAATAGATCTTATAGTGTAGACTTTTTTGGGCCTCAAACAGCAAACTATGATGCTGCAGGGGATCTGTTGTCTGGAAGTACTTTTACATATACTGCAACAGCTTTTAACTTTTTAGATCCAAGGTTTAAGTTTACATTTGACGGGGCAGCAGAACCCTCGTTTACTGCCCCTGCAAGTGGTTCTCAAAAAACTTTTAATATAACTGTGCCATCAACTATCTTTACCGGTGTAAAAGACATAAAGGTTGAAATTCAGGAAGGTGCGGCTGGTGGCACAAAAATAGAAGAAACACTTACATTGGTGGCCGTTCAACAGCCACAAACTCAAAAAACAGTAAAACTATTTAAAAAATTAAATAATGTCAATGTTATAACAGGTATTACAAATCCTGCTCAGCAAACATTTGCAAATCCTACAAATGGTATTTCGGGATGGTCAACAACACAGCAAGATCTTACTCAAAATCTAGATGTAATCTTTATGGTAGAAAGAGTCTTTACAACAGATGGTCTTTCTCCTCAAGATGCAGCTTGGTCACCTCCAGTAATTGTAGCTAGGCGAGAGGACGGCGCTGTAGGTCCAGATGGCCCTGGTACTCCGCGAATGGATTTAACAAATGAAAATCACAGTGTTACAGCAGATAGATTTGGAAATGTTGTTAATAGTAATTTTCCTGGTGCAAACACTGCTGTTGCTATTTATGAAGGTGCAACAAATGTAACAAATAATTGGACTTTTGCTACTCCTGTGGCAAGTAATTCAGGACTAGGATTTAGCTGGAATGGTACTACAAAAATTCTTCAGATCACTTCCATGTCCGCAGCACTAACAGAAGCAACAGTTACTATTAGTGCTAGCTATCTAGGCACTACTTTAACTAAAACATTTACTATAACTAAAATTAATGCGGGAGCGTCGGGAGCCGAGGGAGAGTCTGTAAACATTATATTTGGTAGATTCTCTGCAGCAAACCCTCCACCGGGCACACCTGCAAACTCTGCTAGTCCTAATAATAGTATTGGATGGTATGATAATCCTCCTGCAGACCAAGGAGACCCTTTATATGCTTCGAGAGGTACAAAAGCTTCAGGAGCAACTAATTTTGTCTGGAGTACTCCCTATAGAGTTGATGGTGATTCAGTAGCAGAAGTTTATGTTTACTCTAATGTTATTACTGGAAACAATATACCAACTCCTCCTACGTCATCAACATATAACTTTAGAACCAGTACTCTTACTATTAATGACGCTAGCTGGAACAAGGATCCTCCAAGTCTAGTAAACGATGGCGACCAAATATACGTGGCTGTAGGATTAGCTACAGGCACCCCTAGAGGCACCCCAACCGTTACTTTTGGGGCTGCGGCACGATATGCAGTGAAAACAGATGGAGACGATGCAGTCGTATATAGTTTGAATATAGTTCCTTCAGTAATCAAAAAGACAATACCCGCTACTGGTTCTGCAACTTTTGATTTTACTACTCTAAATGTTTCAACAATTAAAACAGCAGGAACTACTGTAACACAGTCACCTTTGCCTGCAAACGAAGTAATTATAAAGGCGTATCTAAATTCAGCGACCAGCGCCCATGCCACTAGCAGTAATGGTAATATGACTCTTACCTCGTCTGCTAATTATGGTTCTGCTAGTTCAATTAAATTTGAGCTAATCAAAAACAGTGTTGTTATAGATACCGAAACAGTACCTATTTTGGAACAAGAGCAAGGGGCTTCGGGCCCAAGAACTATTCAAGGATACCTGTACTATAGAAAAACAGGACCTAATCATGCCATCGCTCCATCCGCTCCTAATGGTAATACATATACTTTTTCAACAGGAATTGTAAGTGCTACTTTTCCTGTAAGTCCTCCAGATATTAATACTGGAACAACACCTCTAGATAATGTATGGCAAAATTCACCTCAAACAACAAATGCAGCCGCACTAGAAACAGTATGGACTGTTCGATATTATGGAACAGAAAGTTCCTCAGGAGCTACTTCAATAGGCGTAAGTTACTCAACTGTTGTTAAACATACTAATTTCACTGGAGTAGTTACTTTTAGCTCAGGAACTCAATTAACTGATGGTAGTGTTACTATTGACCCACTTACAGCAAATGAAGTAAATGGTACCTCCGGAGTCACTCAAACAATAATTGATGGAGGAAATATAAGCGCAGGTTCAATTCGAGCTGGAAACTTCTCGGGTGATGTTACTGAAACTTATACGCTTTCTTTTGGAGATCAACAAGCAGGTATTGCAGGTAATTTTACTCAAGCTAGTACTAGTATTTTTCACTTTACCGTACCAGCCCCTAAAGATAATGGTGTAACTCTGAATGGAGTTTCTGCAAATGTTGCGAGATCGCTTTTTGGAAATATGCACGTAGTTTTAGAAAGCAGTAGTCAATATATTATTCGTGCATATACTGAAATTTTCTTAAAATCAGGAACAGTATCGGGAGCAGCATCAGGTACTATGTACAGACAAAACTTTAATGGTTATACTTTCGTTTCAAATACTCCAGTGTCCCCTTTCGCTGGTTCCGCGCTTAAGTATTTAGAGATAAATGGAGATAAAATGGATGAACTAAATATTGGGGGCTTACTTTATAAACATGGAGGTACAGGAGGCTACTCTCCTATAGTTGGTTTGGAGTATTATCCTACAGGGGCTCTAGGCAGTAATAGTTCGGAGCGTACTCGAGTCTACTTTTATAGTAATAATAGTCTTAGTTCAAACAATAGAGCCAATCTTAAAGGTACTTTTAGTCCTAGTTACATGATTTGGGAAAATTGGCCTAGTATCTATAACACTAGTTTATCTGGCACTCCTAGCATAGCACAGGTCTCTATGCGAGCCAGAATAGGAGGTATTTATAAAGCTTCTGGGCCTGGAGTTTGTGTAATGCCCATAAACTTTAGACTGCCAAAAAGAGTTCATACGTCTCCAGTTGAATTAACTGCAAAAACGACTATTGTACATCATACAACTAATAGTGTTCATACTAGCACTAATGCAGCTGGCGGCAGTAGTATTTCATTAGCCGTGCGTTTTGTAGGGGGAACTTTTGGCTATTCAGTATAAGGAGAGAAAATATGTCTTTTAATTGGAAAGTAACAGGAATGCTAAAAGATTCTGAGGGTGGAGTTTATAGTGCTCATATTTACTGCTCTAAAGCAGAAACTATACATGGAGTAGATCAGGTAGCAGATTTTGCTTATGTACTAACTTTTGAGCCCGATCCTACTTCAGCAAATTTTATTCCTTATGAAAGTTTAACCGAAGAAATAGTATTAGGATGGGCGCATAACGTGGATTCGGATTCTAACGCCGAGGAACACCAGACAATAGAACTTGACGACTTGGGGTACCCTACTATAGACGCATATGACAATTTCCCAAATGCGGATCCTAAAGCCCATGTAGAAATGATAGTAGAAGCTGAGTTAGCCGAAATAAGAACTGCTACTGTACCTGCAGTTTTACCTTGGTAATCATACCCCCCAAAAATAAATCTTGACATTTTATGTCTGTATTGTTATAATCATTTTTAATTAAATATAAAAGCCTCCTCGTGAGTAAGTTAAACCTCAATGGATATAATTCAAGTAGTAAAAGGCGATACAGGCCCAAACCTTAGAGCAACTGTGACTCGCTCAGATACTGGAGGAGCTTTTGTAGGGACGAGTAACTGTATCTTAAAGATACGTAAAAAAGGAACTACAGTAGTAATCTCAACGATTTCCCTTAATGCAGCTGCATCTAATCTTGCTACAGGAACATTAGTATTTCCTTTGTCTTCTTTCTTGACTGATAATAATACAGTGGAGGGATTTTATGAGGGAGAAATTACATTTACTCTGACAGATAATACTACTATGAGTGTATTTGAGCTAATAGACTTTAAAGTTCGAGAAGATTTCTAAAATGAAAAAAAGTTTAGTATATAGAGAGCCTGTTAAGCTATTTAATGTTCCTGAACGTGGCAAATATTATACAAACGGCCCTATCCTTAATACTAGTAGTATTAGTGTCCCAGTATTTTTTAAAAAGTCCTCAGACACTCCTCTACTTGCAACAGTAACGGTGGTAGGCACAACTTAAATAAATGTCTGATTTTAAATTAAAATTTTCAATTGCAAAATTATTATCAGACCCAGAAATAGCAGAAGCAATAGATAATGCTCCTAGACTAAATTCTGCAGAAAGAAATGCTGAGCCTTTGGTACAAGATGTTTTAAGTCCAGATCAGCCAGTACTTTTTTCGTTTGATTCAGATACTCCAAATTTTTTAGATTTACGTTTGGATATGTTTGTGACTCGTCAAGAGATTATACCTACAGAAGAATTAGATGTAATAGACCTTTCACAAATACTTAGGATCTCAAAAGAAAATCCGGTAGAATTATTAACTACTATTGATGAAGTAGTAACAGAATTAAAACGCGGTTTCCAAGGAATGCGAGACCGAATACTTATAAATGCAGAAGCAGAAACTCTTTACGCAAAACAAGTACTAAATTTTCAGAATGTATCTGTAGCTGATGTACTCCAAGATTTAACTTTAGATAAAGAGTTTTTAAATGCTGCAAGTATAAAAACTTTATTACAATTATTTACTCGACGATCTTTTGATTTTGATGTAGAAGTAATAGAAGAAATAGAAACCTTTTTACAAGTAAGACGCGAGTTTAAACAGCTTGTACATGTAAATAATACTAATTTATTTAGCGGAAAGCACAATTTAATACGAGATACACTAACTTTACAGGATAGTAATACTCAAAAGCCCGGGAAGGGCGGAACATTAAGTTCTGCACAAACAGAAATATTTGTAGAAATACTTAATAGAACAAAAGCGTTTAGAGAAAGAATACATACAAGACAATTAGTAATTCCTGCAAGAGCTAGAATTGAACGAGATAAAGTTAAAGCAAATGCAACAGATATTAGATTCTTTCGAGGATTAGGAAAGCTAGATGAGGCATTCGTAGAAGAGTTTGATCCTGCTTTTTTAATTGGCAAAGGCTTTAATGAAAGATTATTTACAAAAGAATCAGCACTAACTCCTAAAGCAAGGGTAGCAGAAGAGTCAATAGGCATAGAAGATTTTGATGGGCGAGATGTATTTAAAGGAGTCCACAATAGTAATCTAGCTGAAACTTCGATGGATAGATTCTTTAAGACTTTTAAAGGCTTTAACTTTTATAAAGTATTAATAACAGATACAGATTTAGTAGCTCGAGCAAGAATAGCAGAAGAACTAATACAGCTTAATTTAGAGCAACGTAAAAAATTAGATAAAAATCTTAAAGAAGACGTTGTTTTAGAAAGTTTTAGAGACTTTATAGTTTCTTTAATAAAATCAAATAAAGTAGGTATTTTAGATGAAACTATAGCTGCAAAGGCAGATATATTTGAACAAACATTAAAAACAAATATGTTTACCCAGTTAAAAGTAATTTTACCCGAAATTGATGAGGTATTACTTAAAAATTTACTTAGTTTTAGTCCAAAAAGGAATCTTACTACTAAAGCAAATGTATCTAATGAAGCAATTTATGTAGGTAAGTCACAAGAAATTTTTAAAAATATAGTAGAAACTTCTTTTGATATAGATTTAAGAAGAATTGCAGATCCAAAAGACTTTATAGCTTCAGAAGTATTTAACCGAAATTTGTTTAGTAAAGTATTAGAATCTGAAAGTCAACTAAATGAGCTTATAGTATCTAAAAGTAGAGTTCCGGACGAGCTTTTAAGGGATACAATAAAAGCAATTAGTGAAATACATTTCTATAAATTTGGAAGAAAATTATTTCAGTTTATAGACACAAAATCTACTGTACGGAAAAAAACTTTTGCAGACCTGAAAAACTCTGTTAGCACAAAAAATTATGAAGAATTGCATAGAGTTTTAAGTGAAGGTATTACTTTCGATAATGCACAAACAGAAGAAAGTTCTACTGCTCACTCAAACAAAAATTTAGTTGTAGATGTTAGTTTTATAGAAAGAATACGAAAATTCTTTGCTAGAAACGATATTACAAACAGTGCTGAAGCAAGTCAATCAATTATTCTTGCTAAAGGAATAAAAGACGGTTTATTAGAAAACAGCACTATAGCAGCACTAACAGTGCGAAAAGGATTAGTTAACCGTTTAGATACTGATATAGATATAAATGTTCAGAATCTAAACAAATTTATGAAAGAATTACACGTGGATACAGCATCTACGAGTATGAAAGGGTCCGCTTGGAACAGGGACAAAGAGTATCTGAGCGGCCCATACTATTTAGAAGCATATGTTTCTGATTCACCTGCTGCGCCAGGTGCGCCTGGCTTAGCAAGCCAATTCTAAGGAGAAATTAAATGTATAAAGACGATTGTCGATTAAAGGGGGTTGTAAACCTCGTTCTTCGAGATAAGGACGGCAAGGTGAAGCAACATAAAACAATTCGCAATAAAGTAACTGATTATGGTATTGCACATATGATTGGCCGCATGATTGATGATAATCAAGATAAGGCGGGAGCTCATATTATGCCACGCATGATGAGTCATATGGGCATCGGAGTGGGTGCTGCAGGTCAGAATGGTACTCATACCACTACATCTACTCGAGATAGCAACAGTGTTCAAAATCTATATGAAGATAGAACTTTTGGCACTCTTGATCTGAAAAAAGCATCTGAAGCAGCAACTTTTGATAGAATGCTGCAAAATGAGCGAGGCCGTCGAGTTCAGCTTATGAAAGATTCTAGTCTTGCTACAGATTATGCTATTGAACAAGATCTTAACTTAACAGCTATTACAGGAGGAGGCGCCGTTTATCAAGAAGTAGGCGGTATAGGCTATTTTGTTATTAATAGCACAAGTGCAAATAGCAATCAAATTAAAACTTTTAGAACTCTTCGTGGTGGAGATGCTCTTCGAGTAGTTGGATTAAGAACCTCAGCAGGAGGCACTCTAGTAGAGCCAACGGACAGTATGCTTACCATAAAAGAAATTATTAGTGGTAAAGATGCAAATGGAAATACTTTATCAGGTGCGGTTACAATTAAGCTGGATGCCGTGCTTGGTAATGCAAAAGGCACTAATCCTGCAACTCTTGTTAAAAATAATACTGCAATTGCTGCTCAAATCGCTGCTGGTGCATCTGGTACTCTATTCTTAGATGTAGAGTATGTTGGACGCCTAAAAAATAAGTCAGAAGAAAGAACAGATCTTGGATTAAATACTGCTGCATTAATGCATCCTACTTTTGACTCTACGCGAGTTCATATGGATTTTGGCGGAGATAAAACTGCAAATGGTAAACCTGATGGAATCACCGGAGGAAGCGCAGGTATATTTTCAGCTACAGCATCATCTAGTAGAGGCCCATTCCTTGTAGCAAACGGCGGCTCTGCTCCGTTTGAAAATGATATAAGTCTTCTGGGTATTCAAAGGGGTCGAATCGGAGCTTTTTATGAGCGTCAAATTGAAAGGCCTCGACTGTTCAATACAGATAGTAGTGCAGCAAGTTTTCCAAATGCTGCGTCTTATACTGATACTGCGGGACAAGAGACTCCAACTCTAACAGGATATTCTGTTCCAATTACAGGAACAACTCGGGCAGGTTTTCCCTTTTTGGGAACTGCAGAGAATAAGCCTTCTGGTCGTGCAGAGGGAGAAGATAATTTCCTTTTAGGAACTGTATTTGAGCAATTCGGTACTTCTGTAGATGGTATTTTCCAAGGTTCTGAACTTGGTGGCAGTATTGTAGAAGATGCAGGAACTCAAGCCGAAGGTTACCCAAAAAATGAGAATAACTACGGTGTAGTTGGTGGATTGCAAAAAGTTGGTAGTGCTGTAAATTATACTATTCCAACTGCTAATCTACTTAACTATAGTTCAAATGATGTTTATACTGCAAATGCTCAAGCAGGAACTAAGAAAGTAGGCAAAAGAATTGTTTATATTGGAACTTTTAAAGAGCACAATCCTCGTCTTGAAACAGACTACCTGCCTCTTACTGAGGAAGGCATGGCTAATTCTACAGGAGGTGCTGCGTATACGCATATAAACTCCCCTCAAGATGGAGTTTATCCGATTACAGAAGCCGGTATCTTTAATAATCACAAGAAAGATGTAGGTATTTTTGATATTTTCAATCGTACGGTTGGAAGCTCTCCTGCAAATAAAGCAAATCAAGATGCTAGAGATGCTAATCAAAATACTGCGATTACAGGTGCTAATCAAACAGTTCCTTTAGCTATTGGAAAAAATGTTGAGCATCAAGAAATCAAAGACGTATTAACTGGAGGTAACGAAAAAGTTATTGCAAATGCTCGAGGCTTTACTCAAGGTCCGATTACACAAACAATGCTTTGCCGTACTACTTTTGATCCTATCAATAAAGCTGTATCGGATACCCTTCAGATTACTTGGTCTGTTCAGCTTACGGATAACAGCGTTTCATAAGAGACCGTAAATGAGTTCACCTACCTTTCCTGCAGGCCCGTCCAACGGACAGGCTCACACTGAGTTCGGTATTACTTGGAATTATAATTCTAGTATCGGCCTGTGGGAAAGTGCTATTGGTGAAAATACAACTGTAGTTACTAAAAATAAACTTCAGCAATACACTTTTGGAGCAACAAACCTTACTGATGTTTCCTCTAAATTATCACATCAGCTTTTAAGCATTGAAGAAGTTGATAGTAATATTGTAAACTTAAAGCAAGCAATATTAGACTCTGAGTTTGAGTTTCAAAGAATACATAAAAATACATCAATTAACTTAAATGCAGCTGTTTCTCGTGTATTTACACTAGAAAAGCAACTGGGAGGAACAGCGGCTCCTGGCGCAAATGAAAGTACAAGTCTTGCAGCACTGACAACTTCGACAAAAACAAACTTAATTGCTGCAATTAATACTTTAGCCCCGAAAGCGGGGCCTTCTTTTACAACTAACGGAAATATTCCTGCAAGTTTTGATCATTTTCCAGATCTACCTGCACAGAGTTCGAAATCAATACTTAGTAGAAATACTGTAGCACCTTCAAATAGCCCTATTTTTACAGGGTCTCCGTCAATGACAACAAATCCAATTTTGACGGATGAAAGTACAAAAATTGCAACAACGCTGTACACGGCGCAAAAAATTAGAACGGAATTACAAAATACTTCAGTTAGTATTGTTCCTACAAGTGGAAGTGTACTTCTTGATTTAGGAGCCTCTGGAAAAGAATTTAACGATATTTATATAAAGGGAGACATTCTTCCAAAAACAGATCAACAAAATATAGGAAGCGCTACACAGCCTTTTGGAACAATATTTGCAAATACTGGTAGGCTCGCAATCAATACTCTGTTTATTGGGGATGATTCTATTTCTGGTAATACAAATGGAGGCGTAAATCTTCCAGACGGTACTTCGATTGGAGATGCAGAAAATGTTATCTCTAGTGGAATTTTTTCGACTGTACTAGATGAGAAAATCTCAAAAGCTACAGGATATAATAAATTAAGAGGTACTTTTGCTTCAGCCGGTACAGTAATATCTGCAAGAACTCCAGTATGTTTAGATTCAAATGGCGAACTAGTAGATGTAGTAAGCGGAAATTTAAACTCTTTTATAGGATTTACAGAAGCCCGAATCGAATCGAATGGTAGTGGATTTGTAATTGTACATGGCCCTGTAACAGGTTTTAGTAATTTAACTGCAAATGCTGTTTATCATATAACTACTGGCGGAGTTTTAACAGAAACAGCCTCAAGTACAACAAAAAAGGTAGGAATAGCAACAAGTACAACAGAGTTATTTTTATTTAGTACACCAATTGATCCATATGTACTAAATCAAGATAAAGTAAGTTTGTCAGATTTTTCTATTTCTACACTAGCAGCTAGTTCTAATGGTGGATTGAGCTATAATGCTGCAACAGGAGTGTTTTCTTTTACTCCTCCAAATTTAGGAATTTTTGCTGAAAAAGCAAGTCCTGCGTTAACAGGTACTCCAACAGCACCTACTGCAGGAGTAGGCGATAACCCTTCCACACAAATTGCTACAACAGCATATGTAACAAGTAAAATTGCAGCAACTGCTCCAAGTCAGCACAACGCAAATCTTACAGGAACACCCACTGCTACAACGGCAGGTACAAGCGAAGAAAGTACACAAATTGCAACAACCGCATATGTTGCAAATAAAATTGCAGCTACCCCATTAAATACATTATCAGATGTTGTTATAAATAATCCTTTAAATGGACATGGGATCGTATATAATTCTACTACATCAAGATTTGAAAATGGACTAGTAGGCGGAGGCGGGGGTGCAGGAATAGACTTTATAGTGGATGGAGGTACAGCTACAACAGCGGCAACTTCTATCCAGATAATACTAGACGGGGGCAGTGCATAGTGGCAATAGCAAGAATACAATTAAGACGAGACACTGCCTCTGCATGGACTACTGCAAATACTGTTCTTAATGCGGGCGAGCTCGGCTTAGAAACAGATACTAAAAAGATAAAAGTTGGAGACGGCACAAATAGTTGGCAAAATCTAGACTATATTGTGTATGAAAAAGCTTTTTCTGACCTAACGTCTACTCCAACCACTATAGCTGGATATGGTATTACTGACGCATTTGATGGAGCTTTTAACAGCTTATCTGGTAAGCCCACAACTGTAGCAGGATATGGTATTACTGATGCACTTACTGGGGTATCTTTTGCTCAAGTAACAGGCAAGCCAACAACTGTAGCAGGATATGGTATTACTGATGCTCTAACTTCTGTTACTTTTGGAATAATCCAAAATCGACCAACCACTCTTGCTGGTTATGGTATTACTGATGCTTTTGATGGAGCATTTAGTTCTTTAACAGGTAAGCCAACGACTATTTCGGGTTATGGTATCACTGATGCTTTTGACGGTGCATTTAGCTCTTTAACAGGTAAACCAACTACTATAGCAGGCTACGGAATTACTGATGCTTTTGATGGTGCATTTAGCTCTTTAACAGGTAAACCAACTACTCTTGCTGGGTATGCAATTACAGATGCTGCTCCGTTGGCCTCCCCGGCTCTTACAGGAACTCCAACAGCTCCTACTGCGACAAATGGTACAAACACTACTCAAATTGCTACAACCGCATTTGTAAATACGGCGCTTACTCCGTATGCAGAAATAGATGCAACTGCAAAATTGTACTTTCAAGAAACTGCTCCTACAATACTGGCATTAGATGAAGTATGGCTTGATACTAATGCAGGAGCATTTTATAAAGCTACACCAGGTTCTTCAATAGTTCCTCTGGATAGTAGTTTAGTTTCGTCTTCTTCAGCAAGTGTAACTATTCCTGCCGCAGGAGCAACAGATACAAGATTAGAACTATCTGCGGGTACTCCTTTTGGAAGTATAACATTCAGTATTCCTGTATTTCTAGAAGCTTTTTCCTCTACAGGCAGTAATCAGCCTACTTTAGGCACTTTAACATATCACGATAATACTACTGCGACTGCAAATACTACAAGTATAACTAGAGCTTCTGGAAATGCTTTAGATAAGAAAGTAAAAAGTTTTACATACTACTCCGGCGGTATAAGTAATTCAAATGTTTCCCATATGACAATAACAGTTTCTGGGAAACCTGAATGGCAAGTACAAGAAAGTCATATTCAATCAAAAGTTGATGCAGTAATAGACTCAGCTCCAGGAGCTTTAGATACTTTAAATGAATTAGCTGCTGCTCTTGGGGACGATGCAAACTTTTCTACAACATTAACAAATACCTTAGCAACAAAAGCACCTTTAGCTTCTCCTGTTCTTACAGGAACTCCAACAGCTCCTACCGCTTCAGCGGGATCAAATACAACTCAAATCGCAACAGCAGCATTTGTAACAGGTGCGATTGCAAGTAAAATTGCACTTACAGATTTAAGTGTAACACAAAACTCTGCTTCCGGAACAGGAGCATTGTCTTATAATAATTCAACCGGAGTATTTAGCTATACTCCTCCCTCTACAGTAACTTTTGCCAATATTAGTGGTAAACCTACAACTGTAGCAGGATATGGTATTACAGACGCACTTACAACAGGTGCAGATGCAGATATTGGTAGTAATGATTTTATTACAACTGGAAAAGCATATTTTGCAAATATGTTTGCCAATACAAGCAACCTTCCAAATGCTACAACATATCATGGTATGTTTGCCCATGTACACGCTACTGGAGCAGGATATTTTGCCCATGGAGGTAGCTGGGTACGCTTAGCAAACCATAGCGAATTATTTAGTGGATCTTTTACGGCTCTTAGCAATAAACCAACTACTATTGCTGGTTATGGTATCACTGATGCCTTTGACGGGGCGTTTAGTAGTCTCACAGGAAGACCCACTACTATTGCTGGCTATGGTATTACGGATGCTGCTCCGTTGGCCTCCCCGGCTCTTACAGGAACTCCTGCAGGTCCAACTGCTACAAGTGGTACGAATACAACACAGCTTGCTACTACAGCATTTGTTCAAACCGCTATTTCAGGATTTAGTGCCGGTGCAAATGTATCCGTATCTACTTCTGCTCCAAGTAGTCCGGCGGCAGGAGACTTATGGTTTGATTCAAGTGAGCTAATACTTTATGTATACTATGCTGATGGAACTTCCAACCAGTGGGTGCAAACAAATCCAAGTTCTATAGAACCAGCCGGTTTTGATGGAGCATTTAGTAGTCTTACAGGAAAGCCAACTACTATATCTGGCTATGGAATAACAGATGCAGCTTCTACAAATTCACCGAGTTTTACAGGTACGCCAAGTGCTCCGACTGCATCAAGCGGAACAAATACTGGACAGATAGCAACAACCGCTTTTGTACAACAAGAAATATCTTCAGCAGGTGGTTACAATGATGCGTCTGTAGATACTCACTTAAATAAAAGTACTGCCGCAACTGGAGAAGTACTAAGCTGGAATGGTAGTGACTATGATTGGGTATCAAATAGTGGAGCTGCTGCAACCTGGACAGAAAAAACTAGTTCTTATACAGCAGTGGCAGGAAATAATCTAATAGTAGATACTTCTAGTGCAGTTACTATAACCTTGCCTACAAGTGCAACATTAGGCGACGAAGTAAGAATTATAGATGGCACAGGAAATGCCGGAACAAATAGTATTACAATAGCAAGAAACGGACATAAAATTCAAGGAGCGGCGCAGGACTTAACAGTATCTACTGCTAGAGCTGCATTTGGATTGGTATACTATAACGCAGCCCAAGGCTGGTTATTAACGGAGCGATAATGGCAACTTATTCAAGTATAAGATATGTTTCAGGTAGTGGTGGAGCTTCTGTAACTGTATCAGAAACAGCACCTACTAGTCCTAGTGCGGGTGATTTATGGTTTGATCCTAGCGTATTAAAAACTTTTGTATATTATCAAGATGGTTCTTCAAATCAGTGGGTGCAAACAAATCCTTCTGGTAGCGGGTCTGGTAGCGGGTCAGGTGCAGGAGTAACTGTATACGCAAACTTTGCTGCATTTTCTGGTAGCCCTAGCGAAGGAGACTTAGCATACGCAAACGATACAGATGCTTTGTATGTGCGAAAGGGCTCTTCATGGGATAGAATTGATAGCGGAGATGAATCTCCAGTAATTTTAACAGAGCCTCCGACTTCTCAGCAAACACTAACCGGCGGCAGTACTAGCACAGTTACAATGGTAGCTCAAGATCCAGAAGGTTTTGATATTCAATATGGAATTGCATATAAAACTGCAAGTAATGTACGGCCTACTCAATTATCGGCGGATACTACTATTAATCAAAGTACTGGAGTTTATACTTTTACAGCAAGTAATAACCAAGCACATGCTGGAAGCTTTAAAGCTAGATTAAGTGCATCTGATGGAGCAAATACTACAACTCGATTTGTAGATTTTGGTTTAACCTTTGATGTTACTGCAGGAATTTTACTGGTTGCAGGCGGAGGAGGAGGTAATCATTCTGCTGGCGGTGCTGGTGGTGGTGGTGGATATGTTGAAGATGCTTCATATGTATTTTCTTCGGGCACTACATATAATATTACAGTAGGAACAGGAGGAGCAGTTGCAACAGCACAGGATACACTTGGGTCAAGAGGTGGTAATAGTACTTTTGCTACTGGAGGGTCTGATATTTATGTTGCTACGGGAGGCGGTGGTGGCGGTGGTGTAGGTAACTTTACTGGCAGTGATTTATCAACTGCTTTAAATGGAGGCTCCGGCGGCGGCGCTGGTCGAGCTTCAGACGGCCCAGGGTTAGGATTACAGGCTTCATATAGTGGAAAAGGTTTTGGTAATAACGGCGGAAATGATAACTCTAACCAAGGGGCCGGTGGCGGTGGTGGAGCCGGGGGTGTAGGTGCGGACGGTGCAGCTTCTGGAGGTACCGGAGGTAATGGAGGAGCTGCAAAACAATCTTCAATTACTGGAGTTGCAACATACTATGCAGGAGGCGGTCCTGGAGGAGGCTATGATGTGAGTATGGGCTCTTATGGAACAGGAGGGGGCGCTAGTGTAGTAGGTAATGGAGGCAAGGGGGGAATCTGGAATAATAGTAGTTTGGTTTCAACCGCAGGAAACAATGGAATTGTAATTATTGCTGCCCAAGATGCCGCAAATACAATTACAGGTACATATAGTCTAAGTACTAGTAGTAGGTCTGGATATTATGTATATACTTTCACAGGCAATGGCAGCATTACGTTTTAAAGTAGGAGTAAATAATGTCAGCATATAATTTTCCAAATAGTCCAAGCAATGGAGATACTGTAAATGTTGCAGGTGTTATCTATACCTATGACTCTACAGATAATGCATGGAAGACCGGAGGGGGTCAAAGTCCTGCCATATTAAGTAATGGTACTACTCCTAGTCTGGCTTCTGGAATTACTGCTGCTGAAATACGTACTCTTATTGATGCTTCAGCTGACCCTATAGATTTATCTTCTGTAGCCCAAAATATTATTCCTGATGCTGATTCGACTCGAGATTTAGGTACGAGCAGTAAAAAGTTTAGGGATCTTTATCTAAGTGGAAGTAGTTTGCACTTAGGCAGTATAACAATTGAATCAGATGCAACTTCTATAGTTCTTCCTCAACTAAAAATTGGTACAGGCGCTAACCAAGTAACTCTAAGCGGTTCTGGAGGTGCACTACAGGCAGGAGGGGCGGGAATTACTTTTGCAAGTCTTTCTGGTAAACCTACAACTATAGCTGGATATGGTATTACTGATGCTCTCACATTAGGAACTTCAGCTACAACTGCACTTGCAGGAAATACTACATTCTCCTTTGCAAGTCTTACAGGTAAGCCTACTACTATAGCAGGGTATGGTATTACTGATGCACTTACATTAGGAACTTCGGCTACAACTGCACTTGCTGGCAACACCGCTTTATTTAGCGGAGCATTTAGTGCTCTTACAGGTAAGCCTACTACTATAGCAGGGTATGGTATTACTGATGCACTTACACTAGGAACTTCGGCTACAACTGCACTTGCAGGAAATACTGCTTTATTTAATGGCGCTTATAGCTCTTTAACTGGGGTACCTACTACCATAGCACATAAAAATGCAGATATTGATATTGGTAGCAATGATTTTATTACAACAGGTAAAGTTTTATTCGCAAATATGTATTCAGCGCTTTCTGATTTACCTAGCGCTACAACTTATCATGGTATGTTTGCACACGTTCACGCAACTGGAGCGGCATACTTTGCACACGGCGGAAACTGGATAGAACTCGCAAACAAAAGTTATGTAGATACTCAAGTTTCTGCTCTTGTAGATTCCGCGCCTGCAACACTAAATACATTAAACGAACTTGCAGCAGCTCTTAATGATGATGCAAGCTTTTCTACAACGGTTACAAATAGTTTAGCTGCAAAAGCACCTTTAGCAAGTCCAACATTTACAGGTACTCCAGCAGCTCCAACAGCCTCT